CGACTCTGCTAAGATTGGCTCATCGGGCAACTCTGCTCAGATTGGCTCATCGGGCGACTATGCTCAGATTGGCTCATCGGGCGACTATGCTAAGATTGGCTCATCGGGCAACTCTGCTCAGATTGGCTCATCGGGCGACTCTGCTAAGATTGGCTCATCGGGCAACTCTGCTCAGATTGGCTCATCGGGCAACTATGCTCAGATTGATAGCACTGGAGAAGATTCCGTTATCATGTGTGCTAGCAATAGTTCCAGAGCAAAAGCAAAGGTGGGCTCATGGATAACGCTGGCAGAATGGAAATGGAGCGATGAAAAGAAACGTGATGTTCCAGTATATGTTAAGACTGAGTACGTTGATGGAGAGAATATCAAGGCTGATACTTGGTATCAACTTAAAAACAGAAAGTTTGTTGAAGTAACTGAGTAACTAACCACCCTCTCCTTGGCAACAGGGAGAGGGTAAAAAGAAGAAAAGCGTTCTTTGACTTAGTGGATTACCGCAAATAAATTTGGAGATTACAAATATTTTCTGTATCTTTGCAGCGTTTTAAAATATAAATGATATGGCAAAGAATAAGAAAATTACAGTTCAAGGTACAGAAATCTCTGTGCTTCTTGGAGAAAATGATAATGACTATATCTGCTTAACAGATATGGTCAAGTCCTCTAATAAAGACAATAGGGCTGCTGATATTATTAAGAATTGGATAAGAAACAGGTCAACCATCGAGTTCTTAGGAGCTTGGGAGACCGTTTATAACCCAAATTTTAAAGTGGTCGAATTTGACCACTTTAGAAAAAGTGCTGGTTTACCGACATTTACAATGAGCGTAAATAATTGGGTAGAAGAAACCAACGCTATTGGCATTTATTCTAAGTCTGGAAGATATGGGGGAACGTATGCTCATAAAGATATAGCTTTCGAATTTGGAGCAGCAATAAGTCCTATGTTTAAGTTGTTTTTGATAAAAGATTATCAAAGATTAAAGGAAGTTGAATCAAATCCACTTTTGGAGCATTGGGACGTAAAGAGGCTTCTAACAAAGGTGAATTATGCAGTACAGACAGATACCATAAAAGATTATGTTATTCCTAAGCTTACAATAGAGCAAACAAAAAAGAATATTAGTAATATTTATGCTAGTGAAGCTGATATGTTAAATCTTGCTTTGTTCGGTTATACAGCTAAAGATTGGGCTAAAGTTAATCCTAATGCGGCTAAAAAGGGATTGAATGTGAGAGATTATGCCTCTATTAACCAACTTATAGTATTAGCTGGAATGGAAGCATACAATTCTGAAATGATAAAAGAAGGTAAGTCTCCGAGAGAGCGTTTTGTTGCTCTACACAAAATGGCAAAAGAGCAACTGATTTCTCTTAACAAGCATAATGCTGCCCACAAATTCAGAAAACTATCTCCAGGAAATGACTCTCCTTTATTAGAGTAGGCTATATCAGCAAATTTTAAAACATAGGTCTAACGACCACTTTATAAGCGGTAATCCACAAGTTGGGTTGCCGCTTTTTGTATTCAATAATTTAAAAGAAGAATATGACAGACAGATTCAGATTAGCAAGCCAGATAGCAGTCCTCAAAGAGATTGCTGCTGACTATCAAGGCAAGACAATAGATAATATCATTCAACAGATGGAGGCAAGGTTTGATGAAGTGATTAAACAAGAAACAATATAGAACTATGGATAAGAAAGAGAAATCAATCAATAGTCATATTGATAAGGCTATAGGCTATTCAGATAAGGCTCATGACGAGTTGCAAATCGCTCTAAATATTGCTTTGGAAGGAAAAGGGCTTAGTAACGAGGAAAAGGAACTTTTAAGCGTTGGCTTTGCAACAGGTTCAGAAGAAGCCGTAGAGCGTGTTGCTGATGGTAGTTGTAATGATGAACATATCAGTGCATTTGATAGCCCAATTAGAGACTGCCGAATATCTGAGGTATATCGCATGACAGGTGAGCAGATACGTGAATATTTTAATTTGTGACAACTATGGATAAGAAGAAAGTTAAAGAGCTGATAGAACAAGCAAAACATTTAGCAATTTTACGCAAATATAAAAATAGACAGACATATTTGAATAATTGCATTTGTTGTTTGAAAGAAGCTTTGGAAGAACTCTCCAAGTCAGACTGGGTATCTGTTGAGGATGGGTTGCCACCTTACGGAGAAGAAGTCTTTGTAACAAGCAAGATGGCTCCTGATAATGTTTTCAAAAACAGAAGAGTGGAATGTACTACCGTCCCAAAAGATGGTAATGACTTCATCATCTTATGGGAAGGGAGAATGGCTCGTATCACTCATTGGAAACCTATTGATAAGTTGGAGGGATAAGTATGAATATAGAAGATATAATTAATGAAGAGTGTGTAACCTTTGAAACTGAGGAGTCTATGGATAATATCCAATCAGCTGAGTACTTCAAGGAAAATATCCTGCCAGATGAGATAGAGATTACACATGATGATGGCAACTATTTTGAGGTTTCAGTTAATGGAAAATTATATAGTTGTAACGTATATGGAAATGGTGATTTTTATCATTCTATTGCTGAGTTTAAACTATTGGAGGATTGATTATGACAAAATTTAAGGTAGTTAGATATTGGGATACATATCCCGATGGAGTTATTGCAATTTGCGATACAGAGGAAGAGGCAGAAAAGATACGTAAAGAATATCTCAGAAACCGTAAACCTATGTATGATTATTTAGTCAGAGAGGAGGATGAGTAATGACTAGAGAAGAGTTGAGAAATAATTATGGAAATGATATCTGTGAGTTATGCTGCCGAGAGTATTATACTAGCAGAGTACTCCCAGAATCACTTTGCGAAGGTCAGTTTTGTGAAGAGGCAGAAGATAGTTTCGCAGCAGAAAATAACATAGAGTTGGAGGATTGATTATGATACAAAAGCAGACATGGAAGGACGAAATCAGAATTTTAATAACTGATGAAGAAAATCTTGGCTCAGTTCAAATAGGCATTCCGTTTTATGTTAGTAATATTTTCGGCAAAGATGATGCTCTAATATATGCGCTCTTTGTAGATAATAATCATAGAAGAAATGGTGTTGCACAACGTCTATTACAACTAGCAGAACAGCAAGCTAAGTTGAATGGAGTGAAGACAATCGGATTGGAATTTGTTAAAGATGAATCTGATAGATTTGTTCTAGATTGGTATCTCCGTAGTGGTTATAAACCATTTGATAAGAAAAGTAATTTATTAATCAAGAAATTGGAGGATTGATATGACAGAAGAAATTTATAACAAAGCTACAAACTTAAGAAGTTTAATTGAAAAAGACAAGAAAGCTCTTAAGTATTGGAAGGAAGCTGTAGATGCAACAGAAGAAACCATCACATTGTCTAATGGGCTAGGATGCATTGGGTATGAAAAAACTTCCATTTTTAGGTTCATATCTTTTAAAGAATTGAAAGATATGGCTATTGAGAGACTTACAAAGAGTTTAGAACAGCATCAAAAAATGTATGAAGAATTATAATGGAGGATTGATTATGGACAGAAATCAAGCTAAAGAATTTTATCCTATTCTGCAAGTTTTTGCAGAAGGAAAAGTGATTGAGTGTAGGACAAAACCGAGTGCCGTAAAAGGCATAAGTGTCCCGAATGATTGGACGGAAATAAAGGAAATAGGGTACTGGGATAATATAGAGTACCGAATTAAGCCAGAACCAAAGTACCGTCCATTCAAGGATGCAGAAGAGTGCTGGCAAGAAATGTTAAAGCATCAGCCGTTTGGTGTTGTTAAAGATAAGTACTTTGCTAATTATCAAACACATCGTGCATTTACATGCTTAGTTACTAATGGCTGTCACTTCCGTGGATATGAAGATGAGACATTTGAAAATAGCTTTAAGAATTTGTTATTTGCCGACGGAACTCCGTTCGGTGTAAAAGTGGAGAAATAGTTATGGCATGGGTAGCAGTAACAAAACAAGGAAGAGAATTTATCTCAATGTGTAAGCCAATAAGAGTGACGGATGAAGATAACTATTATGGTTGGAAAGATACATTTACTGAGATTTCTCTTTGTAGTGGTAGCATCAAGAAACTCATCGGAAGAGAATTGTCTTGGAGCGATGAACCAGTAGAACTTAAATAAGAATAATATGATATTCTATAGATTTGGCGAAATACCTAAAAATGAGAAATCATGTATTTGGAAAGGTGAAGAAAAAGTCGGGGAAGAATTTGGAGTTTCGGTATATGAAGCTCATAAAAACATTAATGGAACATATTCTCCAGTCTTACCTATGCCTGTTAATATGAGCACACTTGATACATTTCTCCATTTTATAAGATATTATAATGGAAAGAAATATTTAGTAACAGGTGATGTTCTTCCATTTGTTGGAACTGATGGGGAACCTCTTATTAAAAATGTAAAAATATTAAAAGAATTATAGGTTATGAAATTAGAAAATATCAAGTTCAAGGCAAAACGTCTTGATAATGGTGAGTGGGTTGAGGGTGACTTAATGAAGGAATCTTATGGTGCTAGAATTATTGGGCATACAAGCAAAGCAGATAATTGGATAGCAGTTAACCCTTCTACCATCTGCCAGTTCACAGGATTGAAAGATTGTGAAGGTAATGAAATTTGGGAAGGTGATATAGTGCATGACAGTTATGACCTTTTGTGTATAGACAATCTCTATGAGGTAGTTTATATTGAAGAAGAAGGAACGTTTGCCTTCAAGAGTTTAGATAAAGTTGACAATTACGAGCCGTTTGTTAATTTATTTGAAGTTTATGTTGTTGGCAACAAATTCGATGAGGAGGAGTAGCGCATGAAGAATAAGATTTTAGACTTAATCAAGTCAGCCGTTTGGCTTGTCTTGTGTTTGCTTGTAGGTGCATTGATATTTGAGGGCTTTCGCTCATTGGTTAATAGTAATGGACCTGCAAAGAAGATTGGTATGTCAGTATTCACTGAGGAAGGACACGATTATCTAGTTGTGGACACGAAACATGGAGTTTGTGTTATCCACGCTGAGAGCTGTCCTTGTCGTAAAAATAAGTAGTTATGGACAAAACAAAATTACATGCATCATTACTCTTCCTGATGCTAAAACTGGAAAAGGCAAAGAGCAACCCGATGTCTGACAAGAACTTTGTTGCTGCATTGACGGAAGTGCTCAGATATTTCCGTGATAACGGAGAGTTGAAGAAAGCCTATGAAAGCCAAAAGGATTCATTGGCAGATATGGATAATAGTTCATGGGTAAAAGCACTAAAGGAATATGTTGCCTCCAAAAATCAAGAAGACGGAGTTGATGCAAAGTTACCTGATATAGATGAACTTCTCAAGGAACTAGCTTCTGATGAGTTCATCGAAAAGAAAATCAAGGATATTCTTGGAGAGAATGATGTGGATAGCAGAAAGGAGGAATAGCTTATGGCTGAATTGTTATTTGACATTTTTCTTTTTTCTTGTACGACTGCTATAGGGTTTATAATAGGATATTATTCACGAAAGTAAAATAGATTATGAAAATAGAAATTAAAAGAGTAACAGACTGGCAGCGTGTAGTGGATGCTGCTCGGTTCACACAAGGCAAGGAACCGCTAGGACATGAGCCTAGCGATGAGTTCAAGAAACAGATGATTCTCAGCGAGCATTCACCGCTCAGAGAATTGGAGTTCGATATTAAGATGTATGGCATACCATACTGGGTGAGCAATCATTTTGTTAGACACGTTCATGCACAGCCATTCGTTTCCACATCACGACCAGATATTACTGGCTCCAAGGTATCTCGTCACGATATGCGTCAGGATGATTTGGTTAACTTGCAGCTATCCCTCAACGCTCAGGAGATTATCAATATCTCGAAGTTGAGACTCTGCAACAAGGCATCCTACGAGACAAGAAAGATATGGATACAAGTGATTGAAGAGTTGAGGAAAATCGAACCACGTCTTGCTGCTGCTTGTGTCCCACAATGTATCTATAGAGGATTCTGTCCTGAACCAAAATCATGTGGAAAGACACAAACAAATGTTTTTCCTATTTATAGAGAAAACTACGAACATTTATTTCTAATCGGTGAACGTATAAAATTAGACTATGAAATATCCAAAATTTAACGTCAATGAATTTGTCGGTGGGCACTTCGAGTACACCACTCCATGCCCATTCGGCATTCAAGGCAAGTACACCCATGAAATACTGATGGTAGGTAGCCTTGCTTGCCAGCGATGCGAGCACTTCCGAGGTATCAACAAAGAAGATGGTATCGTATCTTGTGGAATCGAATAGTTTTAAGAGTGCAGCCTATCTGCATTCTTCTTAATAATTAATCAAATTTTATATATGAATACAAAGAAAATCTCAATCATTCAGCGTATCAAGGAGAAGTTCCTTGGTAAGCAGTTCTTTATTGCAGTAATCGCTAACAAGGGAACCAGTTCCTACTTCGTCAACTCTACCATCTACCGCTCAGAGAAGGAGGTGAAGGCTTACAAGAAATACATCACCACAGACGAGCGTATGAAACAGAGCTTCGATTTCGTAGGCTATTACGGTTTCCGTTCAAAGTTCGACTTCCGCATTCCTCTTAGCGGAAAGCCAGTATCAGTTGAAGAGGCAAAGAAACTGGCAGAGAAGTAGTATGGGAAAGTTGATAGACCTTACTGGACAGCGTTTCGGCAGATTACTCGTCTGCCGAAAATCTGATAAAGAGAACCACCAGCATGGTGCGTTCTGGATATGCAAGTGTGATTGTGGCAGGGGTTGTACGGTTCTAGGTTCTGCTCTTCGTGACGGACGAACCAAATCATGTGGCTGTTACCGCTCTGAGCGAGCATCTGCCATCATCACCAAGTATGGCAACCGCAAGGGTAGACCCAAGCGGAAAGACAAAGTTAACGGATAATATCCATTTTATCACTTTTCATATTATATTTGCAACATGAAATTCAAGTATTTAATAGATAAAGTCAATGGTTTCAGACACCGCAACGATTTTGTGGTACTGGACGGAAGAGCCAACTCGGTCACGCTCTCCAAGGGCATCTACGACCACATCATTAAGAAAGAACGTACAGAATACTCAATCTTCGTGTTCAGACTATCTGACAGAGGTACATACGGATTCTGCATGCGTGAGGACTGGGAAGAACTTCGCAAAGCCAACACCGCCTTCGCTCAGCTTCAATTCAATCAGAAGTATAAGAAGGTTGGTTTCAGAAGTGACTACCCTTCCATCACCGCCATCCTTGATGAGTACAACCTTCCTCTCAATAGAATGGTTCGCCTTACTTGCATACCACGCAAGTCAGCCAAAGGCGAACCTTATTACGAAATCATGCGACCAAACTTAAATTCGAGCACATGGCAACAAGACAAGAAGTAATACTCAAAGGGCTTACCCACTCTCCATCCGACTACGATTGTCAGGATGGGGAGTTGGCAACCTGCCTCAACCTCATCAACGAGGATGGGGCACTCCACCCTATTCACCAGCCAGTAGTAGCCGAGCAGAACATCACGCTGGATGCAGGAGACACCATCGAATTGGTGCATAAGGTAACACATAATGAAACGATTCACTCCCACTACATCATCCGTAAATCAGATGATACTTGGTACTGGATGGAGAAAGGTGGAGACGGAACCAAGAACACCATCGACTTGAACGGATTCCACGTCAATGCCGTCACAGCAGTAGGCAATATAGTTAATTTTGTTGGAGAAATATCTATCAAATACTTATATTGGATTGACGATAATTATCAGCTATTTGATAGAGATAACTTTAACTATGGAATCAAAATCGGTTTTAAAGAATTTGATTATCAAGGTGGTTCAGCAGAAATCTCGCTAGGTGATGAATTTTGGGACTATGTTACTTATGAAAGCAGTTCTTCTGGTAGAAAGATAACTGGAATGAATGTAAACCAAGTTTCAAAAGTTTTCAACATGTTTGACGCTGTAATTAATAAGACTTTGTCCGACAAAGGAAAACAATGGCAAAAATATTTTGTGTTTGGAGTAGCAGCCATCAGGTTATACGATGGTACATACTACAGCATTTCCAATATTTTTAAACTTGACTGGAATAGTTCAACTTTAGCTTCTGTTAGTGTTGACCCTTACAACAAGAGATTTTGGTCGATTGGACCAGCAATAGCAACTTGGACTATTAGCGCAAACATAGATAATCTTGATAAAATATCAAATCTTATACAAGGCATTGATATTTTTTTAAGCAAAGCCGAATCTTTCGTTAATTTAGAATCAGCAGCAGCCAAATACGTTGTACCAGAATTAAATGATAGAGACCAAGGTGATATGTTTTTCACAATGATGTCAGGAAAGGAAGCATCCAATGCCATAGATTCCCTATCATTCTATCATTCACTATTTATCAGTAAAGACGAAATTGGCAAAGAACTTCAACTCAAAAGAGTTGAGGGAACGGAAGAGTCTTTATCTTTGGCTAACCTATACCGTTCTGATTTAGGAGGTAAATGTGCGATTACATACAATAATAGACTTCATGTTGGGAACGTAAAAGAAGGATATAATGTTGATTTGATAAGTAATATCACTCCAGCATTATCAAACTTACCAAACGATGCACAATTAAATACAGAAGGAATAGTTAGAGTAAAAGCATCAAACAAAGAATTTTGGTGCAAGGTTGATGATTTAGGTGCAAGACTATATTACTTTGTATGTGTGCCAATCTTAAATGTATCTGAAATAACATTCTACAAAAAGACTGGAACTTCTGTGTTTGAGAAATCTACGGTTAACTTGCATTCTTCCGAAACTACAGCATTCTCTTTTTACGTAGCAGGAGAAGGAAAGGAAAACGTACCGCAATTTGCTTTGCCATGGGAAAAATCATCAGAAGAGGAATGGAATAATATTGTCAGCAAATACGAAAACTACAAAACAAATACAAATGCACTTCCATATTCTTCTGTTGTAAAAGTAAGCGAAGCTGAGAATCCTCTAATCTTCCCTGCAAAGAATAGTGTTCAGGTTGGTTCTTCTATCATAAATGCACTTGCTGCTAACACTAGACCAATTAGCGAAGGTCAGTTTGGTGATGCACCTCTATACGCTTTTACCGATGAAGGTGTATGGGTATTGATGCTTGGAGAAGAAGGAACCTATATTGCCCGACAGCCAGCCAATAGAGATATTTGCTCCAACCCGAAGGGCATCTTGCAGATTGATGATGCCGTTCTGTTCCCTACAGAACGAGGAATCATGATGCAGAGAGGACGAGAATCTGAATGCATTACCGATGTATTGGATGATTATCCTTTCGATTTTCTATCCATTTATTCACATTCAACAAAAGATAAGACCTATCCGAATAAACTCCTTGCACTAGGTAATATTTCTGAGTCAGATGTGAAGTATGTCCGTTTCCGTAAATATCTCGAAGAAGCTGATATGATTTACGACTATTACGATAGCCGCATCATCGTCTTCAACCCGAACTATACTTATGCTTACGTTTACTCATTGAAAAGTAAGATGTGGGGAACCATGCACAATGTCTTCAACAAGCGAGTAAATATATATCCTGAGTCATACGCTACAGACAAAGCTGGAAATATACTTGATGTGTACGTGAAAGAGCCAACAGAGAATATTCCATTCTTCCTTTGCAGCCGCCCTTTAACACTTGGGCAAGATGCCTATAAGACTATGTTCGATTGCATCACAAGAGGATATTTCAGCAGCATTCAGGCAGGAAAGTGTGGAACAGTTCTATTCGGAAGTAATGATTTGACTAATTGGTATTACGTTGGTTCTTCTGCAAATATGTATCTCAGAAACCTTGTAGGTTCTCCATACAAACATTTCAGGATTGCGCTAATTGGCAAACTTGCCCCAAACGAGTCTATCAGCGCACTATCTACAGAGTTCCAACCAAGATTGCAGAATAAACTCAGATAATTATGGCAGAATATACATTATTAGCTTTCGATTCACAGCGTGCACGAAATGGAGCATCCGTAGGCTATATTGATGCCAACAACAAAGTGCATATAGCTACAGAAATAAAGTTCTATGAAATAAGAAGGTCAGACTACTTCGGCTACATCATGTTAGACGGAGAGCAATATGAGTTTTTAGCAAATGGCTATTTTTATGTAAATGGAGATAAGCAGTTGCTAAAGCTAGTAGAATCTTCTATCACAAAGACAACTGGTACAAAACTCGTCAGAGAAACTTCTTCCGATGGAACATCAAACGCTCGCCCATTCCCTAGAAACGGAATAGCAACCACATCAGAAACTGGTGGAACAGAGGAAAGTGACAAAACAGAGGAAATCTTCTCCATCGCTACCCTACAGCCTAGAGAAGAAGTAGCAGCAAGTTGCTTGCAGTCTATGCTCCAGCAGTATGAAAATCCGCTCAATATAGACAACACCAAGATTAAGCAACTTGTAAGCAAGTCATTCTTGTTTGCGCAGGAGTTCATCAATCAGGCTGTTCTGTATCGTGAGAAGGAGACAACATCGGCAACCGTTGAGAACAACAAGTACGCATCTGTTGACTCTGATTCACTCAGTAGCGACACCGATAAACTGCTCTACAATATAGCTACGGCTATCAACAACTTTATCGCTCAGGATAAGAACCAGTATGCCGACCAGCAGAAGAACGGATTGAAGCTGGCTGCTACAGATGTTAATGTCAAGACTTTACCTGAGTCTATCAAGACGGTTGTAAGTGGTTCTGTTAGCGCATCAGTAAGCGGAAATGTTGATGCTGCTGTCAGCGGTTCCATTACAACCAAGCAGGAGTCCACGCCTAGTGGAACATAAAATTAGATAAGTATTTTTTAAAAATTAAATAAAAAACAATAAAGGGAAGCAGTCCGTGATGGATAGCTTCCCTTGCTTTATATTAACCTTAAACGACTAATCATTTAAAATGGATGCAAAGCGATTCTTGCTCTTCCAGCCGAGCGGTTGCTGGCATCCTTAATCTTCTGTTTCTTATCCTCAGCGAGTGCCCAGAACCTATCAGCACCATCAGGATAAACAATCATTAACCACTCATATAAAGACTGGTTCACAATATAATCGTGAATATATACCGTCATGGTATGCACACTTGTCTTCGAGAATCCACTTGGCATTCTCATGGCTAGATAATAGGCATCCTCATCATTTGTCGGGGAACCTATACACTCTTCCCACTCATTGGAATCAAAGCCACCTCCAAGCATTTCCATCTTGGTATATCGGAAAAGCATTTCCTTGCAGTCTTCTACCGCAGAGTCAAGAATCCTTGCCAGTTTATCCCGATTACCATCCTCTCCCACATCATAGACGTTATGAATCAGGTGTGAATCCTCTACAGAACTGGAGATTGAATCAGCATAGGCAGCAGCCGTATTCTTGATATCAAACACCAGTTCCTTCTTCTGAAGCTCTATCATTACCTTGTAACCGAGATTACATGTTCTGCATTCTTTCATACTCACCTCCTTCCTTATTCGTTAGGAGCCGTTCTGCTTGGCCTCTCACGTCTGTTAAAGGTCTCATGCAGATTCTTGATGGCTACAACAGACAATTCTGAATAAGTCTTCGACTCGTTAGGATTGGTAATGATGAACCAATCCATCAGAGCCTTGTTGATAATGTAGTCATGGATAGAACTTGTAAGCGCATCCTTCAAAGCAAGCGGATAATTGGATGGAAGAGATAGATTAATGACAATATTGGTATTGTCACTTATCAACTCGTTAGACGCAGTAGTACCATTACCTGTTCTAACAGACTCACTCAACTCAACAAGCAGTTGGCTATACGCATTCTGAATGCTACGCAAAGCCTGATTCTTGTCTTCATCATCATCACTTGCCTGAATATTGCTGGCAGCCTCAGCATCCATATCTGCTGCTCTTCTACTACGTCCAGTCAAGAACGCTTTATTCTGAAAGTCATAAATGAGTTCACTCATATACAACGTAATCGTTAGACTTTTTCTTGCCATACTATGATATTTTTGTTCGTGTTGGTTTATTCTTGAAAAACGCTTTCTCTTTGATGTCAAGCAATAATGCAGCAGCGTTATCTGCATATTCCTTCACCTTGTCGTTGGCAGTAATCCCACACCACTTCCCGATGATGCTGTTCACCAAGAATGAGTTGGCAGAGGAATTGATTGATTCGAGTAGGTTATCATCAAATCTGTTAGGCATTTCGAGTTGCCAAGTGATGGTTCCGTCTACTCCTGAGCCGCCCGAGATAAACCGTTTCAGCACGTTTCTCAGCGCATCCAGCGATTCATTGAAGAACCGCTCAATCATCGTCAAGTCTGCATCCGTCACAAATACTTGGTCAAATGCCGATTTTCCATCCTCCAGTTTATTCTTTGCGCCTATGTAGGCAGTAGTCTTTGCCACCTCCTCATAGATGTCACTTTTCGTGATTGTTAATGTAAAATTTGCCATTCTTTATCTTTTTATAGAGTTTGTAACCTAATACGATTAACAGCATGCAGAGTGCTCCAAAAGACCATACTGCATACTTCAACTGAAACTGCTCCCACTTGGAGAGTTGTTTTTCAACTGGATAGGGAACCCTGATGGTATCTGACCTTGCGATAAATCGGAAATCCATATCCTGCTTATTCTCCAAGTTCATCTTCTCCAGTTTGAAGAAATCATAGATATATTCCCAATGCCATCGCTCTACGAAGATGGTATCTCCCTCTTTCCTTGTTGCCACACTATCCCTTACATAGATGCTGTCAAGCTTAACGATAGAATCCCACCTCAGGACGTTCTGTTTTGTTTCAGACGTGAAACTATCAGTTTCATAGTGTGAAACTTCTGGTTTCATAGTGTGGAACGAAGACTTGCATCCCGACAGAAAAAATGCCACCAGCAAGATGCCTATCACGTAGAGTGCTACTTGCCAGAAATCAGTATCGTACCATTTTACTTTCATAGGCTAAACATTAAAGACCTTCTTTGCTCTTGTAAGGAACTTTCGTCTTGATTCCAAGCCGTTGGTTCCACCATTGATTGTCTTAGTAATAGCCACGAAACTATCACTATCAGCCAGCTTGTTAAGGTCATGTTTCCACCACCACCACATAGCACTCTTCGTTGCTCCTAGCGGAAGCTCCAGCAACTGAGGATTCTCCATGATGTCACCAGTACAATATTTGCTGTTCTGATAAGCCTGATAGTTGGCTCTGCCAGTAATCTGAATCAAGCCCCTGCCACGATACTTGTAGCCATCACCATCCTTCAAGTTGCCGAGCATGTTCTTCAACTTGCCCACATCATACTTATGGAAGTAGTTTCTGTTGCCGAGTTCCTTGGTGTATCTTAGTTCGCCACTCTCATGTGCAATCTGAGCCAAGAAATGAGCCATTCGCTTAGGAGTATCAATATGGAACACCTCAGCATAGCCATTGATATAAGGCAGGAACGCATCCACCTTATCCTTCGCATTCGGCATAATCGCTAAAATCTGTTCTCTTGTTACCTTCATACTACTTGCCCTCCTTCACTTGTTTCAGCATACTTGCGAGTTCATCCTTCACCTTGCTCTCAAAGTTGCCTAGTTTTGTCTTGAAATAAACGTTTACCCCGAATATTGCTCCAGAGTAAACCAATGTCTGACTGACGTACCATAGTACGCCATCAGACACTACATAATTGTTGAGAAAGAATGATAGGAAGGTGAGTACAACACCACTCACTAGCATTCCTATAGCTGCACCATATTGCAATCCTTCACGTACATTTGGAGTCATATCTTATATTTATATATTATTAATAATATGCAAAGATAAGAAATGATTCCCAATCAGTTACTTTATCCGTTTATTGTGTGCCATATTTTGCTGGTAGGATGCAAGCAGTCAGGGTCTTGCAGATACTCGATAGCCATCAAAACCACCATTTCCTTCAACTCATCAGCATCTTTGCTATATCGCTCCAGCATCACATGATGGTCACTTCTCATCAGGTTCATAGTAACAGCCAAATCATGGATGGTGTAATCAGAAATGTCATCCTGATGCTTGTCAAAGGTTTCTCTTATCTCATCATCCGAGAAGAAGGGAGCCGTATGCTTGGTTCCGTCAGCATCCTCATACCACATCTTGCTGATAGCATCATCGGCAAAGTGCTTATCAAAATGCTCTTCGCTCAACACACCATACACCATCGCACAAAGATGATGTACTTCATCATCACTCAACTTGAAAGAGAGACACTTGCCGATAGCCTTAGCTATAGCCAACATCTGTTCAGGAGCCATTTCCTGCTGATACTTTTCTACAAACTCTACGAAATTCATACCTATATAATTTAAAAGTTTATGATGCTGCAAAGATACCAATATCTTAAACGCAGCACCATAAACTCGTAGATATTTCTGTAGCTATCTGAATGTCAGACAAATACAGTTACGATAAAAACACCTCCTTTCTTTATTCGTCCTTAAATTTGGTTCTCTTCTCTCCACCCCTCGTCCAGATGTCGTTTTTCTTGCGTTTCGCCACCTTTCCGATAACGTCATTTTTGTAAAGTTCGGGCTTATTCTCCCTACCTTGGGTCTCTGAAGCAACACCACCATTCGGGTTGCCACCTTGGCTGGCATCAGGTTTCCCATTGCCATACCATTCCTTGTCACTTGGTTTGTCTGCAATCATAACTATAAACAATTAACTATTAACTATAAACTAAGCAGCAAGCGGTGGGTTCTGCCCGTCAGGACTCACCCCCTGACCGCTCATCATCTGCTGCAACATAGCCTGAGCCTTCGGATTGCTCTGTGATGCCTGAGCAACTTGTGCTTGAAGCTGAGGAGAGAATCCTTGTGGAGTCTCACCATTCTGAATGGCTTGCTGGTTGGATGCAACCGATTGTAGCAACTCCTCTCCAAATGGGAAATCTCCTACTTGCAGCAACTGCTCCAGCGTGATAGCCTGATTCTGCCACAAGGTCATAAGGAACTCATTCGCCATCTGTCTGTATACAGGAGTAGCCGTACTTTCCGTGATGTTGATGTCAAACTCCACGTCTCTAATCTTCTTAGGGTCGTAGTGTACAATCTGTCCTGCCCTACCCACGATATTGAAGTTGCGAGCCACATCGTAGTACTGCTGCATATTCTTCACGGTCTTGTAAGCACCATCAATGATAAACTGGCTGAAAGTCTCCAAAATATCAAGCAGCGACATGGTAGCATTCTGTGTCTGCTGGGCATAGAGCGAACCGCTCGTACCTGATACTCCTGGTTTACCTTGCAGCGCACCATTCACTCCCGATATATCCTCGAAGAACTTCAACTGATAGCTGAGCAAATCACCGATACCGATGTTCGTAGAGTTATTCGCTACTTGCTGAGGAACCTGACCGCTCTTGTTTGGCTTGTATCTCACCACACCATTGAATCTACTCCACTCATCGCAGAAATCATCCCAACTCATATCATCAGGAAGACAATCCTCAGGACAGAGCAGCACACCCTTGGCACTCGCACGCATGATGAAGTCATACATCGTGATAAGTCGGTTCACGTATCTCTGCTGGTCAATCACGTCTTCCACGAAGCTGTGAATCTCGCCATCAATAAACGGATAGAACTTAAAGCAGTATGGATGCTCACCATGAGCATAAGGGGTCTCGCCTTCTCTCAGAATATCACCGAAAGGAGAAAGGTAGTAGAAATGCCAGTAATCATCCATAAACCACTCGGCATCAATCAGAGGAATATCCTCTTCCAGCATACCAGCAGCCATACCTCGCCTGATTCTGTCTTTGTTCTCTGCATCTACAATATCAGCCTTATCCTCAATATCAATCTTGAAATCATCGCCATTGTTGTAGTCGTGGCATCGGTATCTCGGTTTACTCTCCTTGCGCCAAACCTCAATCACTCGGCAGAGCGAAGGGTTGGAAGGATTCATAAAGTCGATGGTCTTAGGGTCGAACTCACCGAATCGCTGGGTGCAGTCTGCAATCACGAAATCTCGGTTAGCCGCCAACCGGTATATCTCCTTCAACTTACGAGCCTCAGCAGGAGACTTGGCAAACTCTCTCAGTACATTGCCGATGGTAATGTCATGCACTTCACCCAAGCAACTCACGTCCCAACCACGGAAATCCCTCATATTGTTGTCTATGAAGAAATTGTTAGGGTTCACGTAGTCCGTCCAGCAATCCAACCTACCTCTTCGCCATCCATACTTTTTCTTATAGATAGCAGCACCGCTTATCAGGAACTCTTCCATGGTTCGTGCATCCAGTTCCGTCTCTCGGTTCAGTTGTCGGTTACATTGCAGCACCACGCTCATGGTCTCACCATATCGTTTCTCATCCTTATCTCTGGCATTGCAGGTAGGTTCCTTGCTCTGAGAGCGATATACACCCAGCACATTCTTCACCAACCTACGGATAAGGTTGTTCTTCAATGGTTCGCTACCCTGCTCACGGATATAGTCTTCCTCCCTGATACGCTTAGTAAAACCGCACTTGCTTTTGAACTCAATGGTATCGCCCCACTGGTCTCCATAGCAGTATCGCTTGTTTCTCAGTCTTCGCTTTCGGAAGTTATCCATGTTGTTATAGTATCGTTGAGCCTCCAGCAAGATAGAGAAGGCACGCTCGTATGGCTTGTCAAATCGGTTCTTGGATGCCTTCACGCTATCCAGTTCTTCTTTGTCAAGCACCTTGCTCAACGATAACAGTTTGGTTTCTTCTTTCTTCTTTGCCATAATTTATGATGTTGTAGGTTCAACAATATGTGCCAACTTTCTAGCCACTCCAAGGAATCCGCTTGCAGTATCGGTATCGCCAAGGCTGATACAAGTGAGATAGCCAGCCATGTATAAGATGGCATCTTTCAGGACGGAAGGCAGACTGATTTTCTGTTCGGTAGTGATAGATGGAACCTGAACGTAGATGAATGCCAATGTAGCATCCTGCTTTTTACTAGTATATAGTTCGATACTCTTGCCGTTAGCCGTATGCACGATAGCCGCAATCGGTCGCTCAGGATTTCCCCTGACTCCATATTTGCAGTTCTGATACTTGTAGGCATCATCACTCTCTGAAATGATTTCGGCAGGACGATTCCAGCCTTCTGCCTTCACAGAAAGGATTCTCAGCATATCGGTAGGCAAAACCATCTTACCCACGTAATAGCCGTTGCTATCCGTCCACGTTACAGCATTCGTACACGAAGTACCTTCCACCATATCCTCAGGAGCATCCGAAAGAATAATTCTTGCTGCATCTACGATTTTGCTCTCAATAAGTTCTGCTTGCGAGAGTGTATCAGAATCGTCAGGAGCCAGCAAGCCAGCAGACTCTTGGTTTCTATCCAAGAGCACCTTCACCTCTTTCACTAAATCAGATACAGCATATTCTACCATTACTCTAAACCTTCTAGTTCAACACCCTTTTCCTTAGCAATACACAAGATGTCTTCCTTGGTCTTCATCTTGGAACGACTCACACCGAATGTCTCTGCCAGATATTCCTTGGCATCCTCAACATCTGTCACAATGTGGGTCTTCTTCTCGTCAGCCACCTTCTTCTTTGCCTTGGCAGCAGCCTTCTTCTTGGCTTCAGCAGCCTTCTTCTTGGCTTCAGCAGCTTCCTTCTTTTCGTCAATACTCTCCACCAAGAAGAACTTGTCGTTGAACCAATAATGAGACTCGATTGCCTTCTGTACCTTTGGGTCTCTTGTCATATAGACACTGCTGCCCATACTCTTACCCTCAAAGATAATGCGCATCCGCTCGTTACCTACCATAACGCTGAATGCTAAATCCGAACCAGCTTGATATTTATTAAACATGATTATACCTTATTATATATATATGTGTTACTAAAAAAGGGATGGGGCTAGTGCCCACACCCCTCACTATTTAATGAATAATTTGCAATTCTGCTTGCTGTTAGACAGTAGCCTTGGTTTCCTCTGTATCAGAAGTGTCATCTGTAGCAGGAACCGCAGCAAGGCGCATACGAGCGTGTGCCTTAGGGTACTTCAAGTACAGACAAGCTACCTCCTGAATAACTACTGCATCGGTGTTACGGATGCCAGCCGCCTTCAAGTCGAGCACGTTTCGTGTCCAAGACAAGTGTACTCGCTTAACCAAGAACTCTGGGTCAAGTGCAAAGCCGCAGTCACTCATACCGAAGAGGTCGAACAACTCAGAGTGAATCATCAGCACCTCACCGAAGTCTGTCTCCCAACTCTTGAACTTCAACTTCCAAATATCAACGGTGTCCTTCAAACGGAACTTGTCGGAATCAATCTTACTGAATGCGCTCACGAAGTCAGAACCAGCGATAATCACCTTGCGCTTGTTGCCGATACCAGTACCAACAAACAAGTCCTTGGAAATGTCAACCAACTCCAAGTCTGTAATCACTCGCTCATTCTTGTTATAGCCCTTCTTAATATCGTCAGCAGTAGCAACATGACCTACCTCAATATCCTTACCAGCCATCCACCAGATACCCTTGGTAAACCACTGGGCAGAACCATCCTTGATTTCGTGTTTGATGCAAGCCATATCACCGAAGAGATAAGTACCCTCCATAGCAAGACGCATATCATAGATGCTATCCTCCTCAATGTCTGAGAAATCCCAATCCACTCTCTTAGCAGCAATCTTGTCGAAGGTGGTCTGCTCGACCTGAATCATGAAGTTCTGACAATACTGAACCTCATTAGAAGGAAGGTTGTTGAAACGACCCGTCTGAACGTCCATTTCGCCACAACTCTTTGCCATACGGATAAGTTTCTGTCCCTTCTGCAAGGCTGGAATACCGATAGCCTGCTTATTGACCAACTTACCATTTACAGCATACACAATCGGATAACCTTCTGTGTCCTTACCGCAAACGCAGAGTTCCAAATCAGGAGTAGGAGCATCAGTAATGGTAGAATATGCAATACCCTTATAGTTAGTAATAGCCTTCACACCTACCACTCGGATGGTATCATCCAGCGTAAACATGGTAGGGTCTTCTACCTTCAATACCATAGATGTACCAGTACTATCCACCGTTGCTTCCTTCACGGTAGTCTTGATAGGGCGTGTACCGATACTCCAATACTCAACTACAAACGAGTTGGCAGACTTGGTTGTCGCATAACGTGAAATCTGGTCAACTGGAGTAGCCATCGGGCGAATCTTGGTAATCTTCTCATCAATGTCGTTCAGGTAATACTCCGTGCCATTCTCGTTAAAATGCTCACGTCCCTGAGTCTCGCTCTTGATACCTTCACTCTGACGTCCAGCACCACCATTGCCAGCCTCACCAGCAGCAGGAGCACCACCAGCCTCAGCAGCAGAACCACTCTCGGTACTACCGCCATTGGGCAGATTTGCCGCCTCAGCCATGATAACCTGACCATTCACTCCAAAAATAACTGCCATTACCATAATAAAGATGGAAAACAGCCGATTAAATGTACTTTTCTTCATTGTTATTCTGAATATTAATTAAACATTATATATTATCTTTTCACCTTGTCGAATTATCTAATGTGTGTTCTCTTCTCGTTGCCACGCTCCCAGACGTTACCCCTTCGTGATACCCTTCCCACAGCACCAAGGTCAGGCTGGTTATCCGTAGGCTTGGTATCTGCATTGGCAGAATCAAGGTCGGCAGTACCATCACCCTTCTTTCTCAGTTCAAGGTTCTTGACGTGCTTGCTGTTCTTGCCACGAACCTCACCTTCATGGGCAGCATCAGCCACATCAGTATCATGGTTCTTTGCCTTGATGAAAGCAGTAATCATTTCCTCAGTAAACTTGCCAGTCACCACATTACGCATAGTCTGAAAGCACTGGTCGATGGCATCATTCACCGCTTCCTCACCATACTTCTCTTCCAACTTGTCGAACACCTCATAGCTGGAAGGCATGTTCTTGTCATACTCCTCCTGCAATTTCTTGCCGTTGGCAGCATTCTGCAAGAACTCCGACTGAGCCGATGCAATCTCATCCGCATTGTCAGGGTCTGAATAGTAGTCAATGGCATCCTCGCCATGGGTACGAATCAACTCAGCGTAAGGACTCTTGCCAGCCTTCATCGCTTGAAGGAAGGTAGCCGCCTCAGGGTCACTACCCAGCCAATCGCCCATCGCCTTCTCGTTATCCTTGTAACCCTGCAAAGCCTTCTGGTCGGCATCATAATCATCATTGATGGCTCCATACATAGCTTCATCATCCGCATACTCAGTATCAGGATGGCGGGTCTTCAAACGCTCCAAAGCCAAGTCTCTCTTGGTCTTGGTATCTTGCTGTTTTGCTGCACCAGCATTCTGCTCAATATTTGTATTATCGTCCATATATATATGTGTATATTTATAAATCAATGCCCAAAATTAATGCTTTTTTCCGATTTTCATCTTTTATCCGTTAATTTAGTCTAATCGGATGCGACTAATTCAATACTTTTTTGTATATTTGCAGGGTCAGATATGAAATATAAGGATTCACGATGCTATTTTATAGAGGAACGTGATGCTGATTTATTGAGGGCTTACAAAGAAATTATTAATGTAAGAGACAATATCAGACTCTCAGAGATTGAGGAAAAGCTAGCCCAATCTCCGAGCAGAAGATTTTGGGTTTCAGAAGACCGTGCTTATATAGTCATATTAGACTTACTGAAAGGAAAACCTCTTGATAACATGATTCCTACCCGAAAGGAAATGTATCAGGAGATTTTCAGACGATTCCAGATTCATAAGAGTAATGAGCCATATCTCAGTAATATGGATATTATCAAACGTGTATGTGCCGAAAAAGCACCCAGTTTCTATTTGACTCCTCAAAGCATACACGTAATTCTTAGCAGGGTGAGAAAGGAGGAGAAGCAAAGATGCTACGAGAGACAAAAGAGAAGATTGCGCTTTATGCTGGGTACATTATAATAATGTGTATCACTTTTCTAGGATATGATGGCATGGGTCTCTCAGACGATTGTTCTATTCAGAACCGACTAAGCTACCCTTTCTTTCATCAGAACATCTTTCATGCTGCCATCAACCTTTATGTTTTCCATCAATGCTACCGAGCCATCCCTTGTGGCATCGGTCACTTGGTGGCATTCTATCTCATAGCCATCAGCTATCCATTCACCTCATCCGTGCCAATCATCGGTCTCAGCGGATTTATCTATGCTTACATGGGCTTTATCGCCCCCTACGTGGAGAATAAGGTAAGATACAATCTCACCATTCTCCTATATATCTGTGTTGGAATCTTCTTCCCTTGCATGGCAGTTGGAGTCCACATCTATTGCTATGTACTTGGTCTGTTGTGGGGATATTTAAATGCACCGCTATGCCAAGACAAGTAACCGCCACACAAGCCAAACTGACTGATGCACTCGACAAACACGTATTGGGCATCCTGAAGGAGAACGAGAAGCGCATCAAGGAAATCAACACACCCTTCAATCCTATCAAGGGTGAAGGTTGTGGAGACAAGCGATTCCTGCTCTTCCTTCCTGATTTCCCGATTCAGAAACAGCAGCTTCCAGTTTCCATGAAGAAGATTCCGCTCGTCAAGATGCTCATCGAGTTGGGTAGCTGCAAGGCAGTAATCGAGGAACTGCACAAGGATATAGACGAGCCGTACAACCTAGAGGAAGAAATGGAGCAACTGGTGGAGCAGTTCACTCGCATCAGGATGAAACACGACCCTTTCTTCTTCTTTGCCACATTCATCTATATCAAACCGAAAGGTGGAGGTCTTCCATTCCGCTTTGTGCTTAGAAGACCGCAGCGCAGACTGCTCAGGTGGCTGGAGGAGCGAAGGAAGAAGAATCGCCCTATCCGTCTCATCCTGCTGAAAGCCCGACAATGGGGAGGTTCTACGGTCATTCAGATGTACTTCCTCTGGCTGCAACTCATGTGGCAGAAGGGTCTCAACTCGCTCATTATTGCTCAGGTCAAGGACACAGCAGAGACTATCCGAGGAATGTTCGATGAGGCGTTGAAGAAATTTCCAACCAAGTTCCTGCACGAAATGGGCGAAGTATATTCTGAGAGCGAGCCTAAGTTTGTGGGAGTGGGAACATCAGGAAACGTGAAGAAGGTTCCTCAGCGATTCTGCAAGATTAAAGTGGGTTCCATGCAGAAACCTACTTCTGCCAATGGTGAAGATTACAACCTCATCCACTGCTCTGAGGTAGGATTGTGGGAGAAGACAGAAGGTAAGTCTCCTGAGGAGGTTATCCAGAATGCAACCAATGGTGTGCTCTACCGACCATACACAATAATTGTATATGAATCAACCGCCAATGGTACTGGCAATTTCTTCCATCAGGAGTGGCTGGCAGCAGAGAATGGTGATTCTGTATTTGAGCCGTTCTTCGTTCCTTGGTTCGAGATTTACGACCTCTACCATCTTGACTTCGAGAGCAAGAAGCAGAAAGAGGAGTTCGCTAAATGGCTATACGAAAACCGCAACAACACCAACACGATGTCGAATCGTGAGGAGCCAGTAACTTATCTTTGGAAGCTGTGGCAGATGGGAGCACCGTTGGAAGCACTCAACTGGTATATCGTGGAGCGTAAGAAGTTCACTGACCACGGAGATATGGCTAGCGGATTCCCTTCTGACCCAGTAGAGGCCTTCAAGCACTCAGGAGCCAAGGTATTTGCAGAAGAGAAGGTTGACCAGTTCAAGAAAGGTTGCCGAGCACCTAAGTTCATCGGTGATGTTTATGGTGATGGTTACAAGGGCAAGAAGTGCCTACAGAACGTGCGGTTCTCGGAAGACAAGACTGGGCAGTTATGGATATGGAGCAAGCCTGAGTACTTTGACGATTGCAAGGTAACCAACCGCTATCTGGTTGTTGTGGATATTGGTGGTAGAGGTAGCAAGGCAGACTGGTCTGTTATCTGTGTCTTCGACCGCTATTGGATGATGGAAGGAGGCAAACCATACGTGGTAGCCCAATGGTACGGACACATAGATATGGACTTGCTGGCATGGAAGGCTGCTCAGATAGCAAAGTTCTACGACAATGCCCTGCTCGTGATAGAATCCAACACCTTGGAGACGAAAGACAAGGAGCACATCTTGGAAGGTGGTGACCAGTCTGAGTTCATCCTGAATCAAATCAAGGATGAGTACGATAATCTCTATGCTCGCAAGCAGAGCGAAGCAGACATCAAGGAAGGTCTTCCACGTAAGTACGGATTCCATACCAATGTGGCAACCAAGCCGATGGTTATTTCTGTACTGGTTCAGGTAGTCAGAGAGCATCTATACGTTGAGCGAGACCAACGATGCCTGAATGAGTTCCTTACCTACGAGCGTAAGAAGAACGGAGCATACGGAGCCATTGACGGAAAGCACGATGATTTGCTCATGACCAGAGCCATCGGACTCCACATCTGTTTCAATGAAATGGAAATGCCTAAGATGATACAGATTCAGGCAAGAGTAATGAGAAGAAAGGTTTCTGTTTCGGCAGCAACCATCATATAGTTTCAAACAATAATAATTACGATTATGAAAGTAACAAAGATTTTCAAGCGCATCAAGTGCGAAATCATGTACCGCCAAGCTACGGCTAAGGCAGACTACGCATCCAAGAAGAACAATGGTGAAATCTTCTATGTCCTTCCTACGCAGAAGGGCAACCTCATGATTATGAATCGCTCACTCTTCGAGGCATTCAAGAAGACCAAACTGGTAGACAACGACATGAAAGTCAGAGACCTCTTCAAGGATTGTGTCTATCATACCAACTGCAAAAGTGAGAAGGGAAAGCGCAGCCGCAAGCGCAAATTTCTCAGATGGAAGGGCTTAATCTAAAATTTTTTCTGCCCTAAATAAACGGATAAAAGACAGGTGGAGAAATTTCTGCCTATCTTTGCCTATTATTAATAATGTGTATCAAATATGATTTATAAAATAGTACAAGGGAATAGTTTCAAACTACACATCTTGGTGCGGAAAATGGACGTATCGAAAGAGTTCCAGCGACTCGTTGACTTCGACATGAATCTTGCTACCGACATCAAGGTTGAGTTGTCAGGCTGTTTCTGCAATACAATTTCTGTTCCAGTTCAAGTAGCAGGAATCCAAGGCAACGTACTGATATGCGACATTCCTTCCACCCTTGATTACGGAAACTATAACGTCAGGGTATCATGGAAGTATGAGGGCAGCGAAATGGTCAGCATCGAGCGCAACCTCCTGAGAATCGTAGAACACAACTCTATGAGCAATGTTCCTATCGGCATCACGGAAGGAGAGCATACTGGCTTATTCAACCTTCGCTACTACATCGTGACAGAGAATCAGTCTACTTGCCCTATTTCTTTCATCGTTGATAACGCTAAGTTCAGCTATACCATCAATGGTGAAACCCAAATGGTGGAGAGTCAGGAGAATTTCGTGATTAACGGAACTATCAGCAACGGAAAGAAACTGGAAGCTCAGTTCATGCCTATAGAAGGTTTCAGCATCGGTCAGGTAAAGGTTATCATGGACGGAAAGGACGTTACTGCTGAATATTACAACAGCAACACCCACAAGGTCTTCATCCCAGCCGTATCAGGCTATGTTACCATCACAGCAAGCGGAACCGTCAAGGCAAGTTATTATGGAGCTTCATCAGCCAAGAACATGAGTGAGTTGAACATGGAAGACCTTACGCTTATGGAAGGCACTCTTGTCGGTCAGACTCTCACCATCACAACCACGGAAGAGAAACCATACATCTGGTTTGCAAGCCGCCAGCCGCTCATCTTCAACCAATGCGGTTTCGAGGCATCCATGAACACCACAAAGCTAGGTGACCTCTACTACTATTGGTCAGACGAACTTGTAGCTGGTGATGATAACGAATATCAAATTAAATTAAAAGAATAATATGGCAGAAAAGAAAAAGTACAACAGCATCCTTGTAAGTGGGCGCAAAGACGAGACTCTGACATATACGAAGTACATCAAAGACGAGGAATCAGGAGAATCCGTCAAGGAATCACTCGACAAGAAGGTCAATGTAACGGATAAGTTAGAGACTCAGCAAATCAAGGATGGTGCTATCACCAACGAAAAGATGGCTGCTGGTTCTGTTGGCAACACCAATCTCCAAGATGGTTCTGTCAGCAACGAGAAACTGGAGGACGGAAGTATCACCAATGAGAAGTTGGCAGAGAACTCCATCACCAAAGACAAGTTGAAAGACAACACCATCGGTGTAGAGAAGTTAGACCCAGAGCTTCGTCAGACTATTAATGCGGCTACTGGTCTTCCTGAGAATTTGGTAGAAACCATTCAGAACGTTGATGATACGCTGAAAGACCATCAGAGACAGATTGATGATAAGCAATCACAGATTGATGATAAGCAGCAGCAAATCACCGCCAACGATGAAGATATTTCATTGTTGCAGACTCGCAGTACTCAGATGGAAGAAACCATCAAGTCTATAGCCGCTACTGGTGGAGCAAGTCAGGCTACAGCCGTTACTTATAATAATGAAAAGTCAAAACTTACCGCAGTAAATATCCAAAGTGCAGTAGATGAGGTTGTTGACAAGACAGCTATCAAGGATGAGGAAGGAACGGTAGTAGAAACTCCTTTCCGCTACATTCAGAATGAAGAGTTCATCTTTGCCAAGGTGGATGCAGAAGACAAACTTCTCTTCGGTTTTCAGTGGGATGGTACTCCAGTATTTGGTAAGACAAGTGCAGTAGAGGACAGATTGCAGTCACAAGTAAATTTATTGGCTGATAAGATTACCACTATCTTGGGTGATGATGATACTACAAGTGCTATTGACACATTGAAGGAGTTGAAGAACTTCTTTGCTAGTATTGATAATACTCAGACCCTTACAAGCATCCTTGCAAATCTCAATAGTATCAGCACCAAGTTAGGAGAAGACATTAAAAACCTTAAAGACACGAAGGTTGATAAAGAAGAAGGCAAATCACTCATTGAAGATGAAGTAAAGGAGTGCTTTAGAATAATTGAGAACGAAGAGTTCATCAAAGCTATAGTGGATTCAGATGATAAGGTTCTCTTTGGTTTCTACAGAGCAACTGGCAAGCCATATTTTCCTCTTAGTGAAATGTATCACGTTGAGCAGAATGAAGAGTTCTTCGCAGTCTGGCTTGATGCAGCTAATCATGTGCTCCTTGGTATCAGAAGAGACGGAGAAATCATTGGAGAAATCCATGCAGTCAATGCCTTGAAACAAGTTGTATCTCAGCTTCAATCAGACCTTGCATCATTGCAGGAGAAGTTAGGTACAATAGACGCCAATCTCAAAGAACTTCTTGACGTATTCTCTTTGCAGGATAACGAGGAATATCTTGCAGTTGAGCAAGATTCAGAAGGTAAAGTGTTGTCTGCAACGCATCCCGATGGTAGTCACTATATCTACAATGCGAAGTCCGAAACTATTCCGACAGAGTTTTCTCATATTGAAGACCCTGAGGGTAGAACTGAAATCACAACGGATGCAGAAGATAAGATTCTTGGTTACAGAGATTCAGAGGGTACTCGCCATGAGCACAAGATTTCTGCTAAACACCTAGAATTATCTAGTGAAGCAGCCAAAGAGGTTAATGATGCTTTCAAGTCTGCTGGTATCAAGATGGAGAATCCTTCTGATTTTAGCAAGGAATCCCATATAGAGCTTCCTATCCCACGCATTGCTGCACAGGTGAGAATCTATGCACCTAAGCTGCCAGCGACAAAGACTGATGATATTGAAGCAGAAATTGAGTACAATGACAAGGACGGAAACTATTTTCGCAAGCCAGTTATCTTGAATGCACAAGGCTCTTCATCTATGTATTACTATGTGAAGAATATGGCAATAGACCTCAACGATGCAAGTGAGATTAAGTTTGGTGATTTCCCAACACAAGATAGTTTCCACTTGAAGAAGTACTACATTGATGCCTTCCGTGGTCAGTGTATAGTGGGCTATTGGCTGATGGAACAGGTGTATAAGTCTCGCTCTATTGGTCAGCAATATCCATACGAATCTAATTACTCCAATGATAGCGTAGTAAATGGCTTAGGTGATATAAAGAAGGACTTCTTCACAGGTGCTAAGTGTCACCCTGATGGTTTTCCTATTGTTATTACTTGGATAAACTCTGATACTGGTAAGGAAACTTGGATGGGTGTGTATGCCTGGAATCTCAAAAAGTCAAAGGAAGTATATCAATGTGACAAGAAGAAAGCTGAGAATATAATCTTGGATGGTCTCATTGACGATACCACTCTGTTCAATGGTACTGTAGATTGGAGCCAATTTGAAATACGAAATCCTAAGTCTCTGATAGATATTAATGGAGATAAGTATGACGGCGAAAATCCTAAAGAATTATCTGATACAGATGAGCTTAGTAGTAAGGTGAAGCAGTACATTAAAAGATTGTCTTCCGCAGCTGCTGAATTGGGTAAGTCAAACACAAAAGAAACATTTGAGAAATTCTTTATCCCAGCACCATACATAGACTATGAGTTAGTTAGTGAAATCCTATACAACATTGATGGTTATCATAAAAACTGGATATGGGTTCTATACAATGGTTTGCGTACGATGCCAACATTGTATGATGTAGATTCTATCTTTGGTAGTCAAACAAAAGGTATGTATATCTATAAGGACAGTACAACAAACATATTGGGAAGCAAGGGATTTCCAACAGACCATTTGCTAAGCCTGTATAAAACAGAAGTAGAAAAACGCTATAAGGAGTTAAGGGATAATAAAATATTTTCTGTACAGAATATTGTCTCACTACTTGCAAAATGGTGTAACTCAGTCGGATATGATAACTACAAAAAGGAATTTGAAGTATATAATGAGACCCCATCTCACAGGGATGCTTTTGTTAATGATGGCTGGGAAATCATAAGCTATACAGATGACCTGTACATCAACACCTATGTAGAAGATAAGACTTACAATGAGGGCGATACCTGCACCTTGGGTGGATGTACCTTGCAAGCAACAAAGACCATGCAAGGTGTAATTCCTTTAAGCCATTTGTATACTAACAATCCAACTGGTGGAGGATATTATAACTCAATACAACGTGTGTCAAATTGGCTGACTGAACGTATAAAGACACTTGATACATATTTTAATTATAACAAATAATTTTAAAATAAAATAATTATGGAAAAATGTTTAGTAACTAAACTCCAAGGTATAGTTAATAACAAAAGTCTACGAAAACTAGACGAACTCATCATTGACTATAAAGCTGGAGCAGCAACGGACTATTCAAAGCAAAAGGTGTATATAAACTCTAGCCTTGGAAGTCCAGCAATTAGGATGATTGGTTCAAAACTTGTCGATACATCGGGTAATGATGCACAAAGTACACTAGGTAACAATTATGTCAGCAATTTTGATTGCCATATATATATTGACAAAAGAGAATTGTTGTCTGATTTGTCTTTTGATGGCGAAAGATTTGCATTCAACCTTTCAGAATTGTTATACTGTAAAAATATGGCTAACTTTACAGGTTCAAACTCTTCGGGTGTAAATGGGGATATTTCTTGTTTCAAAGGTACTACAAAAATTAAAAGAATTTCATTGTATGGAGATACAAATGTAAGAGGTGATATATCTGTATTGGCAAATTATGATATTGAGCAACTGATTCTTCATAGTTGCCCAAACATAACTGGTACTTTGGATTCACTGTTAAATAGCACATCATTGTTTGATGTTCAGCTAGTAGGTACACAAATATCAGGTAATGTAAATGAGTTCCTTACGAATTTGGCAAAGAAAAAGAAGAGTGGTAATTTGCGTTTCTTTTCTGGTTGGAATGAGGGCTTAGAATATAATGGAAGTCACTTTGATAGTATAACCTTTAAATTTAGTGACAGTGGATGGGTAGAGCAAAACGAACACAGCCACCGCAGTAGAGTTTGATACATACTTAGAAGCCAAGGCTTACGTAGATGAGCATAACTTGGTGTATGAGGAGCCAAAGTATGGAGAATAAGCCATATAGATAAAAGAAGAAGGGTGAGTCAAAAGATTCACCCTTTTCTTATGCTGCAAGTAGAAGCAACAACATTAATCATACACCTTGAAGAACTTCTCGCACAGACTCCCCATCATATAGCATGGTTCCTCGCTCAGCATATCTATTCCATCCTGCTCACAGATATGCGCTACAACATGAAGAAGCTCATGACCTATTGTATTGATGATGCTGCCATCTGATTCACATTTTCCAATGGCAAGAACACTCCTTCTTTCTGATAGGTTGGAATAGGTCAGACCTCTGTCTGTACTATACTTGGTTAGATGCCCATATGCTTCCGATAATGGATTTCCATTGCAGCCAATATCCGAAAGAGCATGGCATATCTCATCGGCATCAGGTGGCTGATAACCTATGAAACATACTATGCTCCAATCGTACTTAGGGAGTTCTATCACTCTTCTCATCATAACACATCTTCCCAAGGAATAGGCACACCATTGTGGCAGCAGTCGGCATAGAATCGGTTGAAGATGAAGCCATCCTTCTGGTCGGTATCATCCACCATATCCTTGATGAACTGGGCTAGCTGCTCCTCATCCTTGATGGAAGACTTGTAGAAGTCTGCCCTCGCCATATTCGCCACATATACATGGTCGTAGCCTATCTTATTCTTTACCTCTACTCCCTGACCAAGCAGCAGGGCATCCACCTTCTCCTTATCCCAAAACGAGACACTTACATCACGCTTGGAGGAAGGGTCATACTTGTACATCAGGCTCACTGCCCACTCACACATTTTTTTACTGAAATGATAGCCATTGTATCTGAGATAGGCAACCATCGCCTCAGGTTTGAGGTCATACATATCCAATGGCATTCTGCATTTTCCCATATTGCTGAATATTAAAGGGAGTCTGGTTCCGACAAAAATGTCACTACCAAAACTCCCAAGTTAAACACTAGCGACCGCCACCATTGTAGCCGCCACCACCTCTTTCACCATAGCGGTTCGGGTAGTTCCAATCATCGTTGACGTTGTTGAATCTACGTCTGTTCTCACGCTCTTCACGTTCCTCACGCTCTCTTCTCCAATCATCACGATAATCAGGCATACGCTCACCCATACGCTCCTGCTTCATCTTTTTCAGACAAGACATAGCCTTGCTGCCAAAACCAAGCATGGATTCGATGTTGTCATACAAATCATCGAACTTATCTTCTGTAATCTCAATCATTACCATAATCTTCTTACCTTTATTAGTTCTTACTGAGCTTCAAGGCATCAGACAGAAGAGATTTAATTTCGGATAGCGTACCCTTCACTCCGTTCATGTCAGATTTCAGGTTACTGATGTCCTGCTCTTGCTGCTTATCCTTGGCAATCTGAGGATTGAGTTTGGCTAGCATTTCATCACATGATTCCACTACTGCCTTATTGTAGTCAACACTCTCCAAGATACTCTTGGCTTGCCTGAGCATGGAATCAACCTCTGCACACATGGCATCACGGCTATCGCTGACAACTACACCATTAGTTCCTGAGTTGGCTATCTGAGCGGTGGATGGCAGTTTCTCGAAGTTGAGTTGCTGTTCTCCAACCTTCACCTTTACATCAACCGTTGTGTCGAAGTTCGGCACTTGATTCGGGATGTAAGTTGTCGGGAACTTCTGCTGAGGGTCACTTACCGATATAACCTGACCGATTCTGAGAGTCGGCTTTTCTCCTCCCTTGTCTAATATGTAAAAAAGGGAATTTTGTCTTAAACCTTGAAACATTTTCTTTCTCTTTTATAGGGGCAGACATTGCTATCTGCCCCATTGTTAATACTCTGTTAACCACCAGTTTGTTGCTGAAACCCAAGCAGTCGGATTGTTCCGCTCTTCTTGTTGATATAGGCTAGAGTTTCCGTAGGGCTTGAAAGACCAGCTCCAGTTACAGCAGAACCAGTATGGTCTACAACGGAAGACTTGGCTGTACCAGCCGTTGTTGTTCCACTTGTAGTTCCGCTAGTAGTGCTGATGGTTGTTGCACCATTGTGTGGCACTACAATCTTGACCGGAAGGTCTTCTCCAGCAGTAGGCACTCCCTGATGAATCTTTAGCAGTACGATACTCTCACAAGGTAAAGCCTTGTAGCAGCTAGGATTGATACCGAAGTCTACACTCTCGTTGGTTACTTGAAGTGCATTGGTCTTCAATTCATAGATACCGCCAATATCAACTCTCTTGATAGGATTCCGTCTCCTGACCATTGGGAATAATGGGCTGAAAGGATAGTTTAAAGGGAACATAGTTACCTCCTTTCCTTTAACAACCACAACCTACGGTTGATGCTGCGTTGGCTGCTACATCACCAGCGTATGCTCCCATAGCTGCTGCTTGGAACACCTCTGGATTGTAGGTCTTCAACTGAGGATATGGTACAGATACGGTATTAGGCAACTTGCACTTGATGCCAGCTACCTCTGCTTGCAAGGCTGCAAGGGCAGCATTCACTGGAGTGATAATCTGTGCTTGGTATGCCTGCAAAGCCTGAGTCTGATGCTCGTTGGAAATCTGTGCTACAAGAGCACTATTCTTCTCACGAAGTGCATCAAGTTTGTCCTGCATTGCCTGAGTCTGCATCTGGTCGAGTTTACCCATCAAGGCAAGATGGTTAGACTGGTTGGTGTCACGCAACATCAATGCGTTGGCATTGGCATTGTCGTTGATGGAATGAGTCTGCTGACAGATAGCCAACTTATTCTCATAACCCTGAGTAGTGATGTTGTTATTAGTCTGGCAGCAGCAGTTTGCAATCTGCTGAGCAATCTGCATATTACCCTGCTGCAAAGCATTGATAGTCTGCATACCGCTCATACCAACCTGATTACCTACATTCTGAACCTGAGAGGTCAAGGCAGAAATAGCACTCTGAATCTGACCTTCTGTGCAGTTCAACTGAGTAGCCAAATTGCTGAGTGCATTGCGGTTGCCACCGATGGCATCCATCAGGAGACCACGACCATAGTCATTGTTAATCTCGTTTGCGAGACCACCACGACCATTATTGCCGAAACCTCCCCAGCCGTTACCTCCCCAGCCCATGAGGAAGAAAAGGAAGATTACCCACATGAACCATCCACCTTCGCCACCGAAACCATTGTTTCCCTTCATGGCAAGAAGGACATTTGGGTCAACACCCTGCTTCTGGAGCAGAGGTGCAAGAAGACCGAGCATCCCATTATTAGATGTGGAGCCTTCATTTCCGAATACATACGTTTTACTTTCCATATTATCCTGAATCTTTTGTTAAACATTAATTGATTAATACTACGTAACGTTACGAGCACAAAGATACGAATAATATGGATATAGATAGATAAACTCGTAAAAGATTATATAAGTGTGTGATTAGAAAAGATTTATTGTTACGGAAAAGGTCGTAAATATACAGGAGGGGCGATTGGGTCTCTCCTATATATAATTAATGTGTAGCTATTACTAAATATGGATGCCGTACTTACGTGATAGCTTGTGGAAAAAAGCCTTCTTATTAGCGAAGTATCTGATAAGCGACTTATTCCACTTCTTCTCATGCCCGAACTGGTCGTGGATGCCTTCGGGTATCTTGCCATCGTGAACATACTTTTCAAAGGATGAGATAGACTTGCCCATTTCGTGAGCACACCATCCCTTGTTGGCTTGCGTATCATTCATCATGGCAGTAAGAAGTGCCACAAGTTCCATATCTCCTTCCGACAGACCGCAAGGGATAGGCTTTCCCTCAGCTTGGGCAACTGCTGATTCATGTGCCTTATCTGCGAGAGCACGAAGTCCAGCTTCGATGATGCTGTAATTTACTAATTGCGACATAAGCGTATAAAATTAAAATGAGTGTAATCAGGAACATATCACAATAGTACATCTGATTCGTGATAACGATGGAATCATACATGACGTGAATCACATTGACTCCTGCAATATAGAGAATCGGAATGCGCCACTCTACACACAATCGGTGCAACACCTGACCCTTCCAAAGAGAAATCGGGTAAAGAATGTAAGTGATGAAGTAGAAGAACCAGATAGGTTCCTCATTCTCTTCGTACCATAGTGTTATCTCCATTTTGTTGTCATAGAACTGAGATATACCATACCATCTGAAAAGCATGACCAATATAGGCGCATACTTGAAATAAAGCAAGTCAGTCTTAATCTTGCTGCGTTCGGGGAGAAGTTTCGTAATCTCTCCAATTAACTTCTTGACTCGTAGGTCTTCGTTTTCATCTTTTTTCATAAGCCTTCATTTTTTAAGTTTATAATGATTGGATAATCTTTTGCTGATGCAATCACCTGAAATTCAGATGTTCTTAGATGCTGCAAATATAAAAAGGAATAATGGAAACATAATAATTTAGGATATTTTTAATAGTTAAACTTTATAAATACTTACAGATTGATAGATTTACACAAGAAATAGAGGTAAAAAGTTTCAGATTGGAAGCATTATCCCCCGAAAGCCTAGAACTTTCAGGGGATAGTCATATATGTATTACTTCTTAGCCTTTGCCTTCTGGTTAGCCACAACTACCTTGTTAGCCTTCTCCAGCACGGAAAGAATCTTCTTTCTCAGGTCACGAATCTGCTTCATGTCCTCAGCGTTGTAGGCATCCTTGCCATCATCCAAGAAACCTTTCTTCAACTCGGAAATCTCCTGCTTGTCAAGGGAAATCTCATCAATGGCATCAATAGCAGCCTTGTTGGTGTTGTAGTAACCATCACTCTCATTTGGGGCATTATCTACAATAGCATCATATCTAGTCTTGAATGAGTTTAACTTTTCAAAGAGTTGTTTCAGTTTCATATCCTCAAACTCATCCATAGGGGTAACATGATTATTATATATGTCCTCAGCATTAAGTTGGTGTGGTCTGTACTCATCACCGCTCTCCTCAGCACGTTCCTTCTTTCTTGCCTCCTTGTAATCTTTTACATCTTTCTCATACAACTTGTAAGTCTTGTATTCTCCAGAGCCATAGAAACGTTCAAGCAGGGAATAATCTCCATTAATCTTAGCTTGTTTCTTCAACTTGCTAATTGTGTTGGAAGCACGGTCGTAGTATTCCTTCTTATCCCAGAACTCATCTCCTTGCTTTTTGCTGACTGGTCTATCATCAGGGTTGCTGACAAACTTGCTTACCAATGGAATATCAGCCACCTTGATTTCCTTCCGGTCATTGAGCGACTTGGTAAGCAAACCGAGCACCTGACTGCCCATGGTGTAAGCACCACCGAGATAAGAAGACAATACATGGTCAACCACAGCAGGGTTATTCAGATTGTATCTTGGGTCACCGAAAGCATCAATGCTGTTCTGCTGCACATCTGAATAGTCGTTTCCGATTGAGTTAACCATCCTTGATGCACGAACCAACCAATCAGGAGTGCCCACGTATGCCTTGGTAAAGTTAGGGTCATACTTGTTGTACTCTGTGTCCTTGAATAATGGCTTGCCAGTGAAGTCAACATTGAAAGCCAACTCAAAAACTGGGCGAATAGCATTCGGCATCAGACTGACCGCAATATTGCCATCATAGCCAGTAGGGTCAAGCGGAAGCATATCCACAACCTGACCAACCAAATCCCAACCATAGTCTTCCCAACTCTCCTCAGCCAACTCGCCACCCATCATCTTGGATGCAATCATATCTCCCAAGCCATAGAAAGCACGGAACTCCTGAGCAAGAGGAATCTTCACGAACTCATGGGTAGTAGGAACCCACATAATAAAGTTGTTTCGTCTATCCCACTTGGAGAACTGCCAGTACTTCTTAGATATATCTTTGTACCAATCCTTATCATCATCACCATCGCCACCCAAAAAGGCAGCACCCAACTGCATTAGAGCGACATTAACAATAGGTACGAGTACACCACTCGCCAACCACGATGCAGTAACAGCCGTGAACTTGAAAGGATGATGCTTGGCAAGCGCACCCAAGGTCTGCAAACTCTGTACTGCTGGGTTGATGAAGAGATAGAGATTTCTAATAGTCTGCCAGCTATGTTCTCCAGTACCCTTGCGGTTGAAGTTCAGGGTCACGTCCTTGGCATCATTCACCGCCTCATCAATGGAACGTCCATACTGAATAGAGGTCATGTAGACTGCAAAGCGGTTACTATCCTCAATCATTCTGTTCAGGAACTCGATACTATCCATGATTGTGTGACCAACCTTTACTGGGTTCGCCTTCCATCTATCCAAATCCTTCAAGTCGTTCTTGAATTTCTTCTTCAAGTCTTCCACGTCAAGCGAAGAGACAAAGCCAGTTTCACCACCATTCATCATGAAGTCATAGAACATCTGTTCCTTTGGTGTAGCGTTTCCGTTGTTTACCTTATCTCTCAACTTTCCGTTCTGAAAATCTCTCAGCATGAATCCGAGATTCCAAGAGGTAGCAAGATTCTTTCTGAGCAGATAGTTGTACTTTGCATCCTCACGGATAGCTGTAGATGCCAGCGTCATGGTCAGGTCTCGGAAGTAGTTGGAAGGGATGAAGAGAGGTGAAAGACTGGTATAGGCAGCAGCCATCTTTCTACCAACAACAGCAATAACCCTCTTACTGATACTATTTTTGATTCCTTCACTCACTCGGTGTGCTCTGGTATTGTTCATCGCCTGAGCCAACTGAGGGTCACCATTCACATAGATAACGTACTCCTCGCCATCCTTCATCACTCTTACCTCATGCTCTCTCTCCTCGCTTTGAGTCTGAGGATAGGCTATGTTCAATCCGTCTCTCTTCTGAGTAGCATCACCAGCCTGAGCCATCTGCTCCATCTTCTTCTCGAAAGCATCAATGGCAGCCTTCACCTGATTACTATTCATCTGAGAACTAATCTGCGGTGTAGCAGGAATCCACTCCTCGTTGCCGTTGGCATCCGTACTCTTCACATACCAAGCCTTGCTCAGGGTCAGCAGGGAAGTTGGATGATTCTGAGCCAAGAGCATCAGGTGTTGTTTCACCCAGTTCTTGTTGTTAAGCAGGATTCCGCTTTCTGCCATATTCTCGATGTATGCGATAGGGTCATCAGCGATAGAGGTTCGTCCATGTGCCTTCTTCAAGGTCTGATTGAAAGCACCCTTGCCGCCACCGATATAGTCCCATACTTGGTCGGCAGTAGTGCCATCCCAGCCACGGAGAGGAATATAATGGCTATACATATCTCGCACATACTGATAAGTATCTTTGCTCATCATGCCAGCCTTATAACCATCACGGAGAATCTTCTTGGTAGCCGCATTCGTTGCATCCCAGAGGTCGTGAGTCTCAGCTACATACTTACTCTCAATATCCTTTACCAATTTGTAGGCAGCTTCCTCAAAGTCTGAGCCGTCAAAGATAGCAGACAAACCTGAGTAATCGTAGGCAATACCATTCTTGTCGTAGCGATAGTCCATATAAGATGGAGAATATTTCACCCTTAGTGCATTGTCTCTCTTTCTCCAAGTAGTGAAGTCTACTCTGCCAAACTCCAGGTCGCTATCATTAATGATACGGTTCATATCGCCCTTGTAAGCCTTGTATGCCGCACTTCTCTGAGCCACGTCCTCATAGTCAGCATCCAGTGACTTCTTGAAAGCCATCTGAGCATCACGCTCCAAGCCATGCTTAGCCATCATGTAGATACGGACATTATCATAACTATCACCCAGTATCTTCTTCATCTGATGATAAGCCTTTCTTAATGGCTGCAAGAACTCATTGTTGTACTCCTCAAACTCGTTCTTTCCCTTGCCATGACTGCGGTTCTCGGCAGTATAGGCATCCTCAGCCATATTCAGGCGGTCAACACCCACTTCCTTCATGATAGCTTCCTGAGCCTTGCGGATAGCCAGCATACTATCTTGGAAAGCGATACGTTTGAGGACGGAGCCACGCTGCAACTCTCGGTTGAACTCTCCAAGGGCAGTATCATCACTCAGAAGATGCTGCTCGTAGGTTGGAGCAGTCTTCCACAGAGCCATCTGTTTGCGGTACTCGTCCACTCTCCTCAGGAAGTCAACGGCACTCTCGCCAGCGTTTCGTTGTGGGATGGTTGGCCTCTGAGCATCCTTAGGCAGATTATTATCCTTCTTCCACTGGTTCAGGTCATGCTCAAACTTGTCGTAGCGCAAGGAGAATCTAGTGTTACCATTCAGACCGAAATCTGTCTGTTCGATGTTGTTCATAGAAATATCATCAATATTCTTATTGAAATCATCCATGATGTCACTGAGAGCCTTATCCATCTTTGACTTGTCTGAGACCTCAAAGAGCCTTCTAAGAGCATTCTTGATAGCTTGCCATAAAGAAATATCACCAACCCTCTTCAACTCATTAGCTGCATTCAGGATTCTTTCTCCATAAGGAATGCTGAGTATTCTTCTCTGCTTGACATCAGCCATTTCAGCAGCAAACTCATACTCATCCTTACCTCCATAATCACGATAGTTGTCTTCTTCCCAAACCAGTCTTCGGTCAGCCTTATACGCATCATAAGTATTAATGATGGTGTTCACAGCTTCAATTTGCTTGGGTGTAAGCATACCATCAGCCATACCTTTCTTTACGAGATTGATAGAACCAATTGTTGCTTGATGAATCATTTCGTGAAGGATTGTGTGAGACAACTCTGATGGTGGTGTAGATGTTCTGGTCATTGTGTCAATGAATAGAGATATATCTCTATCTGTACCTGCAAAACCCAAGTCACCTTCTTGCTTAGCATTATCAACACCACCAAACTCAGCACCAACCTGAACTAAAATCTTCCTCGCTCTTCCATAGAGTTCACGTAATTCTCCTCTATTCGTTTCGTTTCCAAGTGTATCTTCAAACGCTCTATCAACCATATCAAGAGAGGTTTGTCTTCCTCCCTGCAATCCATAAGTTTCTGAGAGATACTTTGCTCTAGCGTCTCTATACTCCAGTTCTCGTTCTGCTGTAGCTTCGGTAATTCGATGTCTCGCATCTGTAATTCCATAAGTACTTCCCTCACGATTCTCTTCTCGTAAGTTTTTCCGTCTCCAGTTCTCATTGCTTTTCAGTTCTTGATTAATATCCTCTCTGCGCATCTTGGAGAAATCAGATAAGTCTTGCTCAATATAATTAGATACAAGTCTCTTATCACGTTCTGCAACCTTATTCATTACTTCCTTGATAGCAGAGTCATACTTCTTTTCTATCTGCGAAGATACGCTTTTATCCACATCTGTAGGAATAATACGAGAATCTTTAACGTTTTTTGTCTTTTTAAGACTGAATTTAGGGTCAGAACCAGTAAGCAGAGGAGCAATAACGTGTTCCGTCAACTGCGTTGGAATTCCGTTGCCGATGATGGTATGGCTCAGATTTTCAGAGAATGGCATCTTGTAATCATCGCTCACTCCTGATACTCTTGCGAGCACTCTTCCCATGGCACGATATACCTTACCATCAGGCATCACAATCACGTCACCACTCTTGGTTCTGAGTGTTGGCAGGAGTTCATCAGCGAAGGCATGAGGCACCTTTCCGTCAGCATAGGCACTACCCATCACATACAATGGCTTGTCAATGTTTTTCCAGTCAATGCCATCAGCCTTCAAGCGAATATCCATCCAAGGAGCCACACCATTCTTCTTCTCTGTCAGGGTCGGGATAATATCAGCCACAGCTTCATACCATCCGCTCTTGCGTGCCATCTTCTTTGGCTTTTCAGGGAGTTTGCCATCACGAACCGCACGGACAATCAATCTCTCTCTATTGGTGTAGCCACCATAGTCAGCAGCGTTATACACATCTGCATCCCAAGTATAGCCGTTTGCATCCAGAGCATCGGTAATAGTCTTCATGGCATCTGAATCCTTATATCCCTTCACGTTCTCAATGGTCACAACCTTTGGCTTAATAGCATTGATAAACTCGGCAGTACTAGCAGCAGTCTCCTTGTCAAGTTCCACCTCAGCATGGTTACTCTTTGCCTGAGAGTAGTTCTTGCAGACTGGGCTGGCATGGAAGTACTCCACCTCGCCATCTATCTGCTTAACCAACTCCTTAGGGTCAACATCACGAACATCAGCAGTAACGATGTGCTGCCCGAAATTGTTGCGATATACGCCGCTTATCTTCTCATCATACTCCACTGCCACCACTGGGTCGATGATACCCTTCAAGCCTTCCTCAACAAGACCGCCACCGCTAAAGTATGTTCCAGCCTTAATGAGAGTGCCATCCTTCAGGGAGAATTTAGGTTCCTCGCCAGCAATCTCTGCCTTGCGATTCTCGCCCAGAGCCTGAGCAATATGAATCATCTTCTTGTTAGCCATCTTCCAGCCGCTCGGCATATCCTCAATAGCAGTCTTGATAGCATCATCCACCTCATCAGGAGTGTTCAGACTCTTCAAATCCTCAGCCATATCTGCCGCCCCACTCTCCTTTCCGTCAGCCATATCACGGAGAGAGAAGGACACATCACCCACACCCAAGAAAATCTGGTCTTTGCGAGCCACGTCCTCAGTAGATTCAGCGAGAGCTTTTCTTCTCTCCTCAGGAGTCATTTTCAATCGGGCAGACACATTACGAGCTTCCACCTCTCCAGAAAGAGACTTGTAGTTTTTGTAGGAATCCTTTTCGTTTGAGTAAGCATTATAAAGAGCTTTATTTCGCTCTGCAAGAGCCTTGGCTTCATCTTCCTTTCCTTCTGCCCTCAACCCCCTTATCTGCTTAATCACTTTCTCAAATTCATCCTTAATTGCATCTCTCACAAATTGTTCGCTTCCACCCTTAGCAAACCCCTCTTCATGCTGGATATAGTGTTGAACTTCGTGAACCAATGTTCTTTTCAGAAGACGAGTTGCTATTTTATAATGTATATCCAAGTCATATTTCATTGCCTCACGAATACCTCCAAGATTCAAAGTAATGGTATTATCATAATAAGAACCACCCATCTTTGCTCTTCCCTTCTGAATCTTCACATCTTTCAATTTTGGATAAGCATCAAACAACTCAGGGTATTCCTTGAACAAATCGTTTGGTTTCTCTACAATATCAGAGAGAGTCAGAGTCTTCTTATTCACCCATTCCTTCGGGTCACGGAGAACAACATCAGGCATTTCGTATCTCCACTTGCCATCAGCACCACGCTCCCAGCCAGTAGCTGCCTTGATAGCCTTATCTTTCTTTTTGTTCTTCTCCATATCCTTTGCCACGGAGAGATTATCCATACGGAAAGTACGCTCCTCTGCCTTGTCAGCAGCAGCCGCACCACGCTCGCCAGCGAGAGAGAAACGGATATTGTCGCTACTATTGATAGCATCCATAGTAACCTTCTGTCTATCCTCAGCATTTCCACGCTCATAACTGCTCACATCAATGCCAGCCTTCTTCAAGGCATCTATAACATCACTTGGAGTATCGCTAGGAACGATAGCCTTCTCAAACTCATCAAGTCCGTAAGGTCTCATAAACTTGGTTTCAAAATAGAACACCTTATAATCTTTCTTGATTGTATCAAGCAACTTATTGTATCTATCCATCCACTCATCAGATACCTCAATATTATAAGCCTTCTTCAAATACTCCTTTTCATTTCCCTTATGGTCAGTAAGTTCAACCATACGAGAAACACCGCTATCATCAAACGCATATCTGTTATTAGAGCCAACACGGATTTCATCAGACAATTCCAAGAACTCCTTGGTAATCTTGTCTTTTATCTGATTATGTCTCTCATCGCCAAAAGGAATCAACTTATCCTTGGCATTCTTCATGGCAGCAAGCGTATTAACCTCAGGAGAGTTCTTTGCTATGAACACACCAAGTTCTGAGCCGAAGGCAGTATAGCCGCCAGCCACACCCTGTTTCTTCATGAGCTTCACAGCATTTTCTATAGTATTAGGGATATACTTAGGCTTACCGCTAGGTGTAGTGCCATTATAAAGCATTTCCTCAACACCATATTCCTCTGTCTTCTTATCCAGCCAAGATGGGAAATCATCAGATAACTTCTTATTATCCTCCACCTTCTTCTTTGCAGTCCCCATCGTGTCGTGAACATCTACCTTTCCATTCTTTCTGTTATTGCGAACCACATCATTCACGAAATCAGCAGCGATATAGAAGTTCTCCACGCCTTCAAGTTCTTCAAGACGTTTCTTCTTCAAAGCAACAAGCAAATGATTACCCTGCTTTTCTGCACTTGCGATACGAGCCTTCAATTTCTCACGTTGAGCATCTACGTCATTATCCTTGCCAGTAGCCTTATTCATCAGTTGAATCAGTTCTGCTACCTCTTTATCAGTATAATCTGTTTTGTTGCCATTATCTGAGATACGCATCACCTCGTTGGTAATGTCGTTGTCATACTTGCCAGTCTGATAGATAGTTTCAGGATTCATGCCATTATCAAACAAGTAGTGCCAGTACAATCCGTCACGAACATCGCCACTTGACAAATATCCCTTCCAGCTTTCTCTTACATTGGAATAGATACCATTATCAACATCACCAAGTTTCACGTTCATGTCGGTATTGAAAGCCTTCTCGCCCTGCTTATTCATGATTCTCTCCACCTGAGGATAGGTAGGTGTCCAAGCATCAGCCGTGAAGGTTCCAGCATTCTTGCCTGTTCTCTTAGCCAGCTTCTCAGCCTTAGGAATCAGGGTAATCTCTCCATAATCAGAGTATATTCCGTTCTTGGAGTCAACAACACCCATAGAAGGAGCAGCAAAACCGCCCTGCTTGATAGCCTTTCTTAACTTGTCAACGCTGATGTTATGCATACCAAACATAGTTTTTTCGTTCTTCAATGAAAACTTTTCGCCATTTTCCTTGGCTGTTTCAGAAGAATTGTCTATCTTTGCAGCAGAGCTGAGCGGAGGAGTGGAAAGGCTTTCCACCTTATCATCTTTAGGAGTTAACATAATGAGTTCGCCGCCATTTCGTTCAGCTTGTCTTTTTATTCTCCCAAGATTTCTTTCATCAAGTGTATACCAACCAACAACTTCAACATTATTCTTGTTGTCGTTTACTTCCAACACGGTGATAGGACTTTTATCATCCAACTTGATTGCAACCCAATGGTTAGGCTTCTTTGTTGGCTGTGTGTGCCCTACTAAATCAGTATTGTATAAAGCATCATTCAATACCTTTTTGCTTTCAGCAGGAGTAAACTTGTGAGCATTCCAATTCTTCTCAAAAATATTCTTCTTGATAACAATAGGCTTTCCGTTTGCCCCTATAGCAGCATCCACATTCTTTGGTATAGCAGGAAGCTCTACATTACGAAAGGCACTAGTGAAGTCTTCATCCGTCAATTCATCAACGGACTTAATCTTATCCAGTTTCAAAGTACCATCCTGATTCAGAGGATTCTCCTGATTATCCTTCAACGAGAACTTAGGAGCATCAGCTATCTCCTGATTGATGCTGTTCACGACATCATCAGTAACAATATCGCCCTCCTGAATCTGCTGAGGTTCACGACCAGCCTTGCTTACCAAGTCTGCTTGCTCTGCTCTGGTCAAGATACGGTTCACCTTCATCGCACCAGTAATCACCCAAGGGTCAGTCTCAGGGTTCGGGTTGGTACGATACATATAATATCCATCAGTAGGCAGATGTTTCAAGCCAGCCAATGAATGCTGATACTTGCCCGATGGATTGATACCCTCTTGGCGAGCTTCCTCCTGATAATCTACATCAGCAGCATACTCCACCTCAGCGAAAACGAAGTTCTTTGGGAAGAGAGTCTTGTTGCCCTCAGCATCCTTGCGGTTGAACTGGATAGCGTAAGGCACTACACCAAGATGCCAGCCTGGTCTATAGGCTAGCTTACCGCTACCGCCTTGTGTTCCCTTGCCGCCCTGCTTAACCTGAGGTCTGCCAGTCTTGCTTTCTCCTGCAATAGGAGCCGCATCAGCATCAAGCCATACACCAACCGGAGTAGCAGCGCCATCAGGATTCGCTACCATTGGTGGATAGAGTTTGCCATCCTTTAGCACAAACACCTTGTAGCCGATACCCTTCTTCTTAGGCTCAGGCTTCTGACGGAGAGAGAATGAAACATCTTCGCCAGTCTCAGAGTTCGTTACCTCGCCCTTGGCAGTATCAACGTATGCCTTTTCAACGATACGCTCCAAAGCATCTACAGACTTGTAGAAGTCTCCATATAACAGACCCTTTATCTTCTGAATAGCATGAAGAATCGTTGCCAATACAGGATGATTTAGACGAAGAGAGAACTTTTGTGCCAAGTCAAAGTCATTAATAAACTTTCCTAATTTATCAGCAACAACCTCCTCAACGTAATCATCAATATTGTTATATCCAGAGATACCATAATAGTTTTGGTAAATCTTTGCCAAGTCTTCCTCAAACTTCTTCCTTGTTGTTATCGCCATAGCAACCTTAACAAGTTCTTTGTATGCCTCAGGATTCTTCTGCTTGATGGCATGAGTCATTTCGTGACCAAAGACAAACTGGGTAGCCTTCTCTGTGTCAAGAGCAAGATACATGGTTCCATTCTCTATCCAACCATTTGACCTTGCGCCCATATAAAGGAACTGAACCTTCAATCCCATCTTCTTACACAACTCCTTAATAGCCTTGTGTACATGTTTAGGCATATCAATATCCAAGATATCCTTATCATCCACCTTGTTGTCATTGATAAGTCTCTGTCTGTCTTCATTATCATTTATGTTATATGTCTCACCGCTCTTTCCTCCTTCAATTTCAAACGGAACCTTATCTTCGCTAAGTTGCAAGCCAAGCGGATTCTCATCCGTTGCATCCTCAGGAACCTCAATAGTCTTACTACCCTCTCTTAGCTTGTCAGGGAACTTATTCTGCTCAGGAGCATTTATATTCTCATTTGTCTGCTCATTTATCTTCTCATTCTTTTCTTTATCGGTATTCTCCTGCTCAGTCTCTCCCTGCTCTTCCTCCTGCTTAGCCTTTTGTTCCTTAGCGAATGCAGCGTTGTCAGCCGCCTTCTTCTCCTCCTCTTTGAAATTCTCTGCCCTAGCAATACGAAGATTCTCAATGTAATTTCTTGCTTCCGATGCCTTGAAACCGCTAGTGATTATGCTGAGCAAGGCGTTACGAATATCTTGTGTGTCGAGTGAATCAAGGTTAGATGGACGATTCTCCCACAAGCTATGCACAAGGTTGTCAATGGTTGTTCCCTTGCCATCAGCGGCGAGGAGTTGGGTCTCAGCAAAGTCTTTTCTGCTCAATCCTGTCTCCTGCTTAACACCCTTGCTTGTTTCTGTTCCCTCATAGTTGAGAGAGTGAGCACCGAGGTTGCTAGCCACATACTCCTCAGCAGTAAGCGGAATGGTATCAGTAACGTCAATGCCAGTACCATCATACAGACGATGAAGGAGATAGCCGATGGTATCTCTGTAGAGTTGTGATACAGCCTCAGCATCATCCTTCACAGCACTCTTCAAACGAGCGAACTTTCTTCTTGCCTTCTCAATGAGTTCCTTTCTACCCTCAGCAGTATCTTCCACCTTGGCAAGTTGTCGCTCATTATAAGCATCACGGATAGCTATAGCAGAGTCATAAGCCGCCTTAGCATCAGCAATAGCCTTCTCCTTGGCATCCTTAGCAGCCTTCTGTTCCACGAAAGTCTTGCCCTTCACGGTCATGTTGCTAGCCTTGTCGAGTGCCTTCTTTGCATCAGACACATATCCAGATACGATACTATCTGCATCCTCACCAAACTGATTATCATATAGCTCAGCAGTCTGTGCGGCAGTCAGCTTCGAGAAGTCAGGATTGCCATCCTCCAGCATAGGCACGATGGTTCCATCTTCAAGGGTAATGGCAGGAGCAGCAGGAGTCTGTTCTGTTGCAGGAGTCTCAGCAGATTCAGGAGCAGCAGTCTCCTCAGCAGGAGCAGCAATCTCGCCCTCTATTGTCGGAGTCTCCACCTCTATCTCACCTCTATTCTCTCCACTATTATCCTCTATCATTGAGGATTCAGCCATGGCTTGTTTGTACTCATCGAGTGTCATAGTAGTAGCAGTTCTCACATCTTTCTTATTGACCGCATGAGGAATAAAAGAGCCATCACTCGTCAATTCCATCACCTTAGCTTTTGCACCTGAATCACGGATAAGAAACAACTGGGAGTTGGGATATTTTGTGTTACTATCCTTATCAAGCACATCAACGAGCACAACGTTACCATCATCATTGAGAATCTGATTGAAGTCAAATGAAGGTTGAGTCTCTTCTGTCTGCTCAGTCTGCTGATTCTGCCGCTCAGTACGTTCCTTTTCCATCTGTTCACGCTCAGCCTTGGCTGCCTGCAATCTCTGCTGGTCAGACTCATCCTTCATCTTCTGCAACTCTTCAAACGAGACTGGAACATTTACATTCTCACCCTTGACAAGTTCTGTTGGAATGTTGCCATCAATAGTAATCATGGCAGTACCATCACCATTATCAGCGAGTACTTCATAAGTATGTTCTGTTCCATCTGCATCAACGGTCTTGAACTGAGTACCTACATCAACAACACCATCAATGATACCAGTAGTTTCTTTGATAGCCTTCTCCTTGGCATCAGCCATAGCCTGATTTCTCACTTCATCAGCATTCTCCTCACTACCCAGTTCAGCAAACATCATGGCATCAGCATGCTCAACCGTATTAGTAGTTGGGTCATAATACAAAATCATATCATCGCTATTACTAATGTCAATAGAACCATCTTCATGGGTAGCAATATTACCATTGATGATATATACACCATAATCTTCCAAGCCGCCAGTAGCCTTGATGGTAGCATTTCGGATTGTATTACGAGACTTGTCTGTGTACATATCAACCGCCTGCGCTGCTCTTTGAACCTCCAAGTCTATCTGGTCTCTTGCGTTATCAATCACACCTTCATAGCGAGCAGTAGATAACTGGTAGTCATAAATAGCCCTATCAATATTATCATCACGACCAGAGAGTGTTTCAAGTTCCTCATCACTCATGGATGCCAACTGCTGCTCTGATATACCGAGAAGTTGGGCAAGAGACTTCTGTTTGTCTTCTTGGTCTAGCTGAATCTCATGTGTATCATAGCCGTAAGCATCACGACCCTGCTGGTATGCCTGATTCTTCTCCATATTCTTCACAGAGACACCTTCACCCTTGTCTTCAACTGCCTTCTTTGCAGCAAGCATGTTGCCGATGTCATAGCCACGCATGATGAGCAAGTTCTGAATATACTCACGCACTGGCTGTCTGTTCTTACCAAGAGCAACATCACGATTGATTTTGTTTACCATTTCAGGCATATCATCGTTTGTTGTAGCATCAATCTGATTACGTAGTTCTTCCCACTTTTCCTTACCGAGCAACTGAGACAAGTTTACATCAGCCTTGTCTAGCTTATGCTTATAGGAATAATACTGCTTGGCATTATAAGCATGGAAAGGAGCAACAGCACCCTTCATCAATCCGATAGACAAGAGCATACCGCCCCATATCTGTGACTGCTGCTTTTCATCCCACAAGTCAGAGATTTTATTGTCACCAGTAAAGACCGTGTTGGCGATGATACCCAACTCTTCCTCCAGAGACTCACCGACGATGCTATTGAGTTCCACCTTGCCAAGTGTTCTGTCAGCACCAGCCTTCAAGTATCTTGCATTCTTTGACACCTTATTATTAAGCAAGAAGTCAATCACCTTGGAAACATTATCCATGTTGTACTTGTTGATAATTTTCTTGCCACCTTTGGTAACGAAGTTCTTCAGGGCAGTACCCACAGCATCAATACCACCGCCAGCCAACTCAGTAGCAAACTCAATAGTCTGAGCCGCCTCACCCTTTACAAGGGCAGTAAGGAAGTCTTCACCGCCTTCATGCACAAGTTTACCATCAGTATCAAATGTGCCGAACTTGTAGTTACCATGCTCATCCTGATAGACCTGACCCGTATAACGGTTAATCACATCGTTAGCAACATTTCCGAGACCAACCGTATTGGCTTGGGCAGCACCAACGATTCCATACTGGATAGCTTTTCCAAAAGCCTTGGTAGTAAGACCAGTTACCTTACCGATATAGTTTGCGATATGAGCACCAGCCATTCCAGTAGCTTTCTCCATAGTACCCAATGCCACCTTTGAAGCAGCACCCTGCACAACCTTACCAATAGCGTTACTCATACCCTTGGAGAATCCTGCACTAGCAACCTGCATCATAAAAGGAGCCATATTGGTAGTGATAACACCACCAGTATACATCCATCCCTGATTGTCACCATACTGACTCTGTGCATCACTATTCTTTACCGCTTGCTGCATCAGCATATCTCCAGCTTCAGTATGAACACCATTATCCAAATCCTGCTTGGTCGCAAGCAAGGAGCCAGCATTGATAAGGTCAGACGCACCGCCAGTCAGGAATCCAGTATCTTTGGCAGCATCATACATTCCTCTAAAAAAAGAATGATTGTCAAAGATTGCACCATTTCTTGAATCCTTCTCCAACTGCAAGAGTTCTCTTCTCTTACGATTGTAGTCACCAGCAGCAAGAATTTGTCTGGCTTCTGTATTCTCCAAGATACCATTGTTGGTAGTAACACTATGAGGAGTACCAGCGATACCACCACCCCTAGTCATATTACCCCATACGCTACCGACCTCATCAGTAGAACCAATGAAGGACTTGAACATATCGCTAATCTTTGCTGCATCCTTGTCGGCATCAGCTATCTGGTCATGCAGTTCATTCTCCCAGTTCTTTGTTGCCTCCTGAGCATACTCCCTATCAAGGTCTTCTACGGTCTTGGCAGGAGTAATGGCAAACTCCTTTCCAGTTGGCTTACCTTTCTGATTCACAACCTTTGCGACAACTGGCTTACGGACATTGTTGGTTGCCCTTACAGCCTGACCTACCGCTCTATGAGTAAGTTCTGACGCTCTGCTCTTGTTTGGGTCAACAGAAGAAAACATTTGCTGACGATACTTATTGACTGTTGGAGTACCACCAAGTCTTAACTTTCGTCTGAAATCCTCATAAGTAGGACTATCTATAATGCCGTCTGCCCTGAGACCATCATAAATATCCTTTCTTATCTTATACCCCTTATTACCCGGAGTCAAGAATACTTTTCGGAACTTATCTCTATCACTAGCAGCACCTTTCGCCTGCATTATTTCAAATAACTTATCTACATTATCTGGCATAATATTACTCTTTAAAATCCGTACTTTTTGGCTAATTGCTTAGCTCGACTATTGCTACTCGTAGAACCGCCACCATGGGACGAACCCTTCTGTGCTCTGTATGCCTCTACTATGGTCTGTGCATTTTGAGGAACACCAGCACGTTTCAAACTCCTAGTAACCGCTCTTACTCCATTAGGGTCTTTAGTAGTTAAACCAGCGAGAGTTTTATTATAGTTTTCTTTAGAAGAACCACCTTTATTTTTTCCTTCCTTTTGTGCTCTAGTCACATTAGCGTTGGCATTCTTCCTACTAGTACTTTCCTGCTCTTTATGATGTCGAACAGTTTCTTGGTTCGCAAACTCCTGATTAATTAATTTACCCTTATTGTATTCATATTGCTGTGCTATCCTCATTTGGTCTAACATGACTTTCGCTCTATTGACTCTATCCATATTATCGTGATACCTCATCTGCTCAGCGAGAGTCAGGTTATTCTTCCGAGCTTCCTCATCAAGAGCGAGTGCCCTCTGATACCCAGCCAGCCATGATGCCCGATTCTTTTCTCTCTGAGCATCCATGTAAGCCTTGCGTTTATTCACCGCCTTAGTCATATCCGACTCAGGATTGTGTACCACCTTGGCACCATTCATAGCAAAGAAGATATTGGCGAGCGCACGAAGACCATCACCAGTAGCAGCGATACGAGCCTTGGTACGCTCCTTCTTCTCTCTGTTCGACCTCTGCTCAGCAGTCTCATTCAGTTCAGGATTCAGTATCTTATACATATCAGCATAAGACAACTGCTTAGGCTGAGGTTTCGACTCCTCCTTCTTCACGATGGGTACGGAAGGTTTATCCTCCTCATCATTAGAAGCACTCTGATTTACATCTACCCCATTGGCGATGGCTTGTTGAGTAGCGATAGTCTTCTCTCTAGCCGCCTTCATCGTAGGTGTTTCATTCTGAGGAGTGGAAGCATTCATCTGGTCAACCTTCTTTCCAGCCGCATCAAGTTGCTGCTGAGTGAAGACTGGAGCCTGAGTCTGTGCCACCTTCTGTGTGGCATCCACCCCACTCTGCTGCTTGTTGAGAACACTCTGTGTAGTCTTCAAGCCATTATTGTTTCGTAACATATCTGATGCTTTCATAGTCTATGCTTTAATCTTCTTTGGCGCATTGTCACCAATCATATTGTTCAAATCATTCGCTACTTGCTGCTGGGTAGGAGCCGCACCCACCTTGGCATTCAACTTAGCCATATCTGCATCGGTAGGCTGTACCACGTCAGGACGAGCCACCTTACTCTTACCAGCACCACTATCAATAGTTGCAGCGATATTGGCAGCAGTACCAGCCACGCCAGCCACCGCATTGGCAGTATCAGCAGCCTTCTCTGCTTCCATACCCATCTGTTGGTTCTGCAACTGATTCTTTCTGTTCATATACTGCTGCTCGATGTTATCCTTTCGGGCATCATTTGCAGCTACAATCTGTGAGGTAGTATCAGCAAGAGTCTTGTTGTTCGCCTCCTTCACCGCAGTAGTAGAATCTTCCGTACCGCCCATTACCGCTTGTCTTCCCTTAGCAGCCTTGTTTCTGTTCTTAATCTGCTCCTGCATCTGTGTGAGCAAGCGAACCGTATCAGCACGCTTGGTCGGGTCGGCATTGTATGTTCTGTCATACCATG